CGCAGCGACAAGCCAGAAGCTACACAGTTCCGTCGTTGGGTCACCAGCGAAGTCCTACCCTCCATCCGCAAGCACGGCATGTACGCCACACCGGCCACCATCGAAGATATGATCGCCAACCCCGACATCATCATCCAGCTCGCGACAACCCTCAAAGAAGAACGAGCAGCACGCGCCAAAGCCGAAGCAGAAGTCGAAGCCCAGCGCCCTGTCGCAGCCCTCGGCAAAGCCATCGAAACAGCAGAAGGAGACCTCACACCCAGCGCCTTCGGCAAAATCCTGTCGCACACTAACAAGACCATGGGACCAAACAAGTTCTGTCGCTGGCTCCTCGACAACAACTTCGCATTCCGCAACGGGCAGGGCAAGATCATCCCCATGCAAGACGCTGTGAACCGAGGAATCCTCATCCTCACCGAACGCATCGACCCGGCTGGTAAGATCAGGCCGCAACTCCTCGTCACACCTGCTGGCCAGTCCTACTTCGCTGGCATTCTGAGCTGCTGCTGAGAACCAAGAGAAGAGAGGCGGCATCCCTTCGGGGGTGTCGCCTCTCTTTTTTGCGGCCGCTGGGTCACGCTCGCCCTCCCGGCATCCGACACCGTCACGGCTGAGGGTGTCAAGTAAGTCAGCTGATGGTGATACCAACTGTTCGCAACTTCTCCCATTTTTTCAAAAAACTAATTCTGAGCCTCTTACATCAGAATTAGTTTTTTTAATTTTTCTGGAAGGTTGTAGAAAAGTGGTATCAGATAATAAGGGGAACTGACTTTTCGTTGCAATAGCAACGAAAAACCTGATACCTTTTTTTGGATCACTCTGACTCGGGTACCCCCTCTGCGCGTTTTTACTTGTGAAAACCGAGGGGGTCGCGCAATCAGTTTCATCAGTTCTCTCACCCCCTCCAGCCCCTCAGGAGGCACGTGAGCCTTTTTTTGGGATCAGCCTAAAGGGCGTTTGTAAAGTGCCCTCCACGTTGAGGGGCCAGCATCACATCACTGTTCGTGTTGACGTGGCCGGCAAAGTGTGCCTATAATAGGGTCAAGCCTTTCAGGTGGAAGCTAACACGGAGAACCCCTAGCTCTTGCAGAGCTGGGGGTTTTCTGTTAGACTGGTCAACGTTAAGCTTCTTTTTTACTGAAAGGGCCTTTATTATGATCACCTCTTGGTCACCCTCAATCACCGACGCGCACATGCGGAAGTGCGACAGTAGTCTTGAAGACTTCATGGACATCTTCAAGCCCGAAAACGTGGAGCAGCAGCCCACCAAAGACGGCCGCAACTACATCGCAGGCCAGCTCCTCGACTACACCCTGCCTCGCGGCAAGGGGAACGTTATCGACAGGTGCGCTGCCGTCCTCGACTGCGACGACGCCGACAAGGCCAGTATCGACAAGCTGGTGGAGGCCGTGCGAGGCCTGGGCGTGCGCGCTGTCGTCCACTCTACCTACTCCTCCACGCCCGAGCGTCCCCGCGTGCGTGTCGTTATTCCCCTGAAGGATGTCGTCGTCCCTGGAGACTACACCAGCCTGTGCAAAGCCCTCATGACCCACCTGAACATGGTGACGTGGGATGAGTCCTGCGCGCAGGCGGAACGCGCCATGTACGCGCCCGCCAAGTCTGAAGGCGGCAACTACTGGGCCGAGGAAACGGAAGGCCCCCTCATGGACGGGCAGGAGTGGCTGAAAGCCCCCGAGCCGAAGCAGCGCAAGACGCGCACGAGCAAGGGCAACATCGCCAAAAAAGACCGCAAGCGCAAGCCCGAGAACGACGCCGGCATCCAGGGCGCCTTCAACAAGGTCTACACCATCGCCGACGCCATCGAAACCTTCGACCTCCCCTACGAACCCGGCCGCGAAGGCCGCTGGACCTACTACGGCGCACACGCTGAGGGGGGCCTGCGCCTCGTCGAAGGCCGCGAAGACCTGTGCATCAGCGAGCACGCCAACACCGACCCCGCCTGCTTCATCGACGGCAACGGCTCCCACCGTGCCCTGTCGGCGTTTGAACTGTGCGCCGTCCACCTGTACGGCGACGACGACGACACCAGCCTACCGCCGCGCGAGCGTGCCTCCATGCAGAAGATGGCCAAGTGCGCCGCTGAGGACGAGCGTGTGCGGACAGAACTAGGCAGTGACAACACTGAAGCCACCGACGTAGCATGGCTGGCCAGCCACATCGGCGACACATACACACAGGCCGAATACACCGCCGCCGCCCTGCGAGATCGCCTCGCATACGTCGATGGGGTAGGCGTGCTCATGTACACACCACCCCGCGGGCTGTGGGGGCCAGTGCATGAAAGCATGGCCCTCAACTGCATCGCTGATGTAATCCGCACCTGGTACCAGGGTGCCCTACTGACAGGGGACAATGACTTGATTAAGAAGGTTTCGAAACTACGCCACGTGTCCGGGCCGCGGGCAATCGCCGCGCACCTGCCCGCAATGCTGAGCATCCCCGCAGACGCGTTCGACGCTAACCCCGAACTGCTGTGCACGCCCAATGGTGTCGTTGACCTGCGCACCGGCAAGCTCATGCCCCACGACCCCAAGTACCTCATGACGAAGCGGACGAATGCCCCATACATGCCGGGCGCGACACACCCGGCATGGGACAAGGCCCTGCAGGCCCTCGATCCGCATGAGCGCGCCTGGCTGCAGCGGTGGATCGGGTGCGGTCTGACTGGCTACCAGCCCGACGATAACGGCGCGGCAACGCCGATCCTGCTCGGCGGCGGCTCCAATGGCAAATCTGTCCTCATGACATCGATTGCTCGCGCCTTCGGCGGGTACGCGCATATGGGCACTCACGCTCTGCTCACGCCCGACAATGGCAAAGACCTGCTGCGCGCTGCTGCAGCTCTTCGCGGCGTGCGCCTGTGCTACATTGAAGAACTCCCCGACGGTGTCCTTAATGGCAACGCAATCAAGCAGGTGAGTGCGACACCCACCATGAAGGGGGAGTTCAAGTTCAAGCCGGAGTTTACTTTCAACGCGACGCACTCCCTCATGGTGAGCGCGAACGTTGCCCCCCGCCTTGACGAATGCACGGACGCTGTCGTGCGTCGTCTGGCCGTCCTGCCTTTCAACTACCGCTACGTGCCGAACCCCTCGCGTAAGGGGGACAAGCTTGTGGACAGTAACCTCCTGCGCGAGCTGGAAACCAAGGAAGCACAGGCTGCTATCCTCGCATGGGCTGTCGAAGGTGCACGCGCCTACCTTGCGGATGGTCGTCATGTCCTGCCCACAACTGAGCTGATGGAGGGCGAGAAGAGTAAGTGGCTGAGCAACATCGATACCCTCGCGGGCTTCTTTAACGACATGCTGATTGAGGATGAAGGCGCAATGATCCCGTGGACTCACCTGTATGCCGCTTTCGCTGAGTGGCAGCGTGAGAATGGTGGTAAGACGTGGAATAGGGCGACGTTCAAGAACCGCGTGTCGTCGCATCGCATGTTCTCTGATTTTAAGTCTGGCAAGCTGCGTACCACTGGTATGAGCTTGTATCATGATAAGTATGGTGGCGGGCCTAAGGCTCCGACAGGCACGCAGGTGGCTGGTTTGCGTGGCGTGCGTTTCCGTACCCCTGACGATGAGATCGCGGGGCCTGACGGCGGGTACATTGAGCCTGAAGAAGTGGCTGTGCCTGCTCCTGAGCCTGAGGCCCTGATCCCCGCCGAAGACATTCCCGCCCTGAGTCCGCGTGTTGTGCCTGAAAAGGATGAGGTGGAACGACAGGGCCTTGTTGAGGAGATTGAAGGCCTCGCATGCTTCGTGCGACAGCTCCCCGGTGGCGTCGAAGAGGTAAACCGCCTCGCGTATGAGACGGGAGCCACGAGCAGGCAGGCGCCGTTGGGTAAGCTTCGGGCGTTTAAGATCCGCCTGGAAGGCGCACTCGTTCGACTGGCCGTCCAGGAACAGGGACGGGAACGTCGGCAGGAATGAACAAGGAACCCCAAGAGGGGTACTCACTCAACGAGTACCCCTCAGAGGGGAGTGTTAAGCGGTGCGATGCTCAAAACCACGCAGCGACAGCTGCCCCAACGTGATCCCCGGCGGTGTCGGAAGATCAGCAACCCGAGGCATATCAAACAGGTAAGCCAGGTCCCACACCGACGTATACGGTTCAGCAGACACGCTCGCACCCGACTCACTGTACTCAACACTATTAATCTGCCACGTGTACCTGTCGAACAAAGCGCAAGTCCCCGCCATGCGACCAAACACCTGAGGCTTATCAGTCACAGGCTTATTCGCCGTAAACGCCAACAAGTCATCCATGATCTTCTTCATCGTCGTACCCTCAGGCCACTTCTCAGTAGCCTTCTCAGGCAACGGCGCATCCGTAAAAGCAGTCACATCAGCCGCAGTCACAGGCTCACGCTCGAAGTCATACGTAACATCCGTATACGCCTCATTCAACGGGGTCATACCAGACCACTCAAGACTCGTCTTAGTCCCCAAAGCAGACTGAGCAGCATACATACACGCCGCATACGCCTTATCCACCGTGTCGATATAAGGGCTACTGATCTTCAACGGATCAGTCTTACGAGGATAACCCGTATAGAACGTGACGGTCTTCTCGACATAAGGATAACCCTCACCACAAATACGCAAGAAAGAGTAATCGTTCTGACCATCGGATTCAGCCAACCGATACGGCGCAAGCCGCTTATTCAGCATGCCCGTCACAGTCACCTTAATCTGATTCGGCTCATCCCCTACTTCGACAAACACGCTGCCACCCTCAGCGTTCCATTGCGCAGGGACAATCGGCTTATTGTCTTTGCCGACAACCACATAGTAGCTTTTACCAAACTCCTTCGGACCAGGAACGACACCTGACTTCCCAAAATACACAGAGCGAGCACCACTAGGATAGTCATACGGCATGACACAAACAGGCTGCGACGTAATACTCTTCACGTGAACAGGAACCTCAAGAACAAATTCCTTCGTCTCACCAGCATCGACAGAAAGCACCTCAAGGTCCCTTAAAGCCTCCAGATAAGACTTATTCGGGTCATAATATGGATACAACACGACAGTAGGCGCAGGCATATTCTTTAAATAAGCATTAAAAACAGGCTTTCCATCAATCCAATAAGCCGCCTCAGAATTACCACCATTAAACAGCTTCTCAACAAGAGACTCACGATACGTACACTCAATGCTCGACACAGGCTCAGACTGCTCATACGAAATCTTATAGTCAGACGTGTAACCCTGAAGACGAGTCAGGATCGTATGATTCTTAAACACCACAACCGTGTCGTACACCCACGTGATCTGAAGGTCATTAGCCGACAGCCACGACTTCAAGACAGACCACAGATTGCCTTTACCACCAGGAAAATCATAAATGTGGTCATAAGACACACCCTCAATAGTAAAGAACCCCGTAACAGTGCTACTAGGGTGGAAATTCTGCACGTATATCTTCGGAGCATCAACGACACCAGCGGTCTTAAAGAACTTCGTAATAATAGCCTTTAGCTCCGTATAGACCATAGGCTCAATCGTCGCCTCGATATCCAGTAGATAAAAAGGATCATTCAACGTAACAGACCAAACCCAAGGCCCTGTCGTCAAAGCGCGTGCAATAGCATGAGTACGACCAAAACGCAAGTCGCTCAGCACCACACCCTTGTTCACAACAAGAGCAGGCTCAATACCACCAGCACCCTCCAACGAGTACTCAGAGAAGCCACCAGACGCCTGATCACGATCCAGCGACACACCATCCTCCTGCACAGACCAGTTCGTAAGCTGGCCAGCAGGGATCCCAAAGACACGCATCACCATGAGTAGCACTCCTCCAAAGAAACCGAAGCAGAAAAATGACCACGAGCATTATTAACCGTCACAAGACGAGCAGACCCAGGAACAACTTTCATATTCCCCCCACCAGCCGGATACGAAAACTCATATTCACTCGCGCCAGCCAGTACCTGAGCAGGATCATACGGTGTAATACGAAGACCACACCACGACAACTGGCCATCCTGGCCAGGGCGCATCGTAATCTCCCACAAGCCCTCACTCATACTAAAAACCTGATTCTTCAGCCTCGTAATAACCGTGCCAGGTGTGCCGCCATCAACACGACTAATCGTCCACCTAAACGGCTGCTTACCATCCTCATAGCCCGATGCAAAAAATGTCCCATAATAACCCTCAGGAACAACAACACGCTCCGTATACGTACCAATCTTGCTCAACGCCAAAGACTCCTGACGAGCATTCAACTTACTAAACGCATGACTGAGCTGATTGTTAACAGCAAAAGAATCAGGCTTATACACAACCGTAGGATGCCGAGACTTCTCATCAATATCATCCGACACAAACAAAGCCTGCTTACCCCAATCGTTATACGCGAACGGAGTACCAGCATGAACATGCAAATAAGGCAAACCCATCAAAGGCGACAACATGTTATTGAACGAGAACGGATCAGCATACGACACCCACTCATCCCCACGATTCAAAAACAAACGACGAAACAACTCAGCCTGACCACGATTCAAATACGACCAATTCAACTCATACTTCCGATGCCCATACACAGAACCATTAATCGACGCAAAACCATTCAGCAACGTCGTCGAATCACTACCGAACTGCACACTATCCGCTGTCGGAGACTCATCCGGAGCCGGAAACCACGACATAAGCTTCCCAACCGCGAAATAAACCTCACGAGTCGAACAACCCCTAGTAAACGCCACGGTTACCACTCCTCACATTGTTGTTATCCACATTCTTGCTAATCGCGCGCCCATTCAACATGACAGTTGTCGAAACAGCCTTGACAAGCTCACTGAACTGTGCTGGATTAATTGTAACAAGGCCTTCACCAGCGGCAGCGGAATAGCCACCACCAGACATTACTGGCACCTGCATCGTATTCAATGCATTCATGAAGCCCTTACCGTAGAAATCGACAGCAGGCTGGCTAATGACGTACTCACCACTGCGCACACTAAACAGCCCATTGCCATTCGTAGCCAGCAGATTGTCGGCATTCGGATTAGCCGGAGGCCGACCCGGCACCAAACCGCCAGAAGCAAAACCACTAGACGGAATCAGACCGCCATCAAAGAACTGATAACCATCAGCCCAAGGCCCAGCCTTACCCCAATGACGCTTACCAGTCAAAACCTGACTCAAATCAGGAACAACCCGCATCCGAACAGTAATCGTAGACTGTGAGGGCTGCACCGGAACAGTCACAGGATCAGCATGAATACCATCAATAGCTCCCTGCGTCGCACCGACAGACCCATTATCCGTCACGTTCTCATGAACATCACGAGGAACCTGACCAATAGTCCCAGTCAGACTGTCGAACGCACCAGCCAACTCAGTCACCTCACCCTGGTTATAGCCCAGCTGAGTCACCTGGGAGATAAACTGCTGCTTCAAAGACTGCGTATACGCCTCGATCTCCTGTGTCGAATGGCCAGCAGCAGCATAAGCCTCAATCAGACCAATCATCTGAGACTGCAGCGACCGCAAAGCCTCACGGTTAGCAATAGCCGCCTCCGTGTAACCCTTCAACGCAAACTGGCCAGCCTGAAGAGTCGAAATCTCCTTGTCATTGTCAGCAATCTTCGACTGACCCTCGTTGATCTTCTGCTTCGCCTCATCAATGTCAGTCTGCGTAGACTGCATACGCTCCTCGTCGCCGTACTTCACAGCGACAGCGTGGAAGAACTCAGCATCATGCAACTCCTGCTGGGCACGACGCATATCCGACGCAAGCTTCTCGTTCTCCTTACGAAGATTCTTGATCTTGCTCGTCGTATTCTCAACATCCTTGCGCAAAGAGTTGAGGCCCTTGTGGTAATTGTCCTGAGCCGTCGTCGAACGCCACCACGACTGCAGCGCCTTGTCGAGCGCCGACTTCAACCTCGACAGGAAGTCCTCAAAAATCTCAGCAGCAGTCTTCGTCTCCTTACGAGCACGAGACGACGGCGACGAACCACGACCACCACCACCAGACGAACGAGGCGAATGGCCACCACCGCCGCCACCAGACGAACGCTGAGGCTTCGCACGGAAATTCGCAGCACTGAATGCGCTCTTACCAGCATTCCGGTTAGCAAACGTAGGCAGACGAACCTTCGACTTCTGGCCAAGAGTAAACGACCCCTTACCAGACAGAGACTTCGTGCCACCAATCTGTGACATGTAGCCCTGGATGGACTGCCAAATAGCCTGGACCTTACCCAAGAAACCCTGAGCCTGGCTCACCGCGTTCGCCGCATTACCAACCATCTCATTCAACGACGCATCCGTGGCTGAATGGTCAACCTCACCCGACTGATACGGCTGGGCAATAATCGCAGCCATCGTGTCACGCTGAGCCTCAAACGCGCTCATGTCGAAGCCCTGAGCCGACAGGTAGTCAATCGTGTCCTGAATCGACTGCTGAGCATACTGGTACGCCTCCTCACCAGTTAGGCCCATTTCCTCGATACCAGCCGCAGCAGCGTTCCCCATAGCCTGGAAATAGTCTTCAATAGCAGCAATGTTCGCCTGGCCCTCAGCAGAGTTCGGGTCCATCGACGTACCATTGGTCTGCATAGACTCATATACCTGCTGCAACGCGCTGTCAAGAGCAGCAGCTGCATCTGTCGAAGAAAACATCTCATCAAGGACAGAACGAAGAACCTCACCAAGGTCCTTGAACTCATCCTTAGCGTCACCGATCTTGAACGACGCCTCCTCAGAGCTGTCGCCAGCCTCAGACATCTCCTGACCAAACAGCTGGGCATCATTCAAAGCGTCACGCATAGCCCCACCGACACCCTCAGTCTGGCTCTTCACCTCATTCAAGGCACTGATCTGCCCCTCAAACTGCGAAGCAATGTCCGCACGCTTAGTTGCATAAGAAGGTGACTCAGGATCAAGCTTAGCAATCATCTCATTCTTGCGCGCCTCAAGCTGAGCAATATACCCATCCACATACGCGTCAGCAGCGGCTTTACCGCCGCCCTCAGACTCCGACGTAGTTGCCAACTTAATGTACTGCGCATAGCTGAAGCCCATGTCAACAAGCGCCTGCTTGACATCCTTCGACATGTTCTTGAAAGAATCAGACCCCTGAATGGCATCACTGATGAGAGCCTGAGTATGCTCGCCGATCTTCAGCGTCGAATAGCCGAACGCCTCAGCCTGAGCATGTGTCGTCTGAACAACCTGGCCGGACTTATCCACGTAGTAACCAAGTGCCTCACCATTCGAGGTGAGAGTCTGGCCGTTCTGCTGGATCGTAGCGTTCAACTCAGCGAAAGAAGTCTGAGCACCAGAGCCAACTTCCTTCGTATCCTCAGCCAAAGCCTTCAGAATCGCCGACGAGCCACCGACAGCGGCCTTCATATTCTCAGCCTTCTCCGACGCCCCCGTAAACGAGTCACCAAGGTACGTCGCAGCAACCGAAGCAGCAGTAATCGCGCCCGTAATAGCCAAACCCCAAGGCCCACCAAACATAGCCATCAAGCCAGAGCCAACAGCAGACAGCTTCGACAAAGCACCGACAGCCTGGCCAGCACCAGCAGCCACCTGAGCACCCGTCGAAACAGCCGACGCTGCAGCCTGAGCCTCTTTTGCAGCAGCTGCCTTACCAGCTGCGACAGCCACCGCCGAGTCCGACGCCGCAAGACGCTGATTCGCAGCAGCAGCAGCATTCGCCGTACCCGTATTCGCAGCCAAAGCACTATCGTATGCGACGACACCACCCTGAGCCTGCTTCACGGCCTGCCACACCACACCCCACGACAAGGTTTGCTGGCCTGTCGCCTGCATCACGCGAGACCCCATCTGCATGTAAGTCGCCGACATCGACACCAGCGCAGCCTTCGTCGCAATCATGCCAACACGGGCAATACCCACAGCAGTCAAAGCGCCAACGAACGCCTGAATAGGCGCAGGAAGCTTTGCGAAAGCATTCACAGCCATCGTCGCCACTGTGACAACCGTCTTCATTGGCACCATGAAGCTAGAGTTCATAGCCGCGCCAGCGTTCTGCAAAGCGTTCTGGAACTGCTGCAGCTTCGCCGACATGGTGTCGGTGATAATCGACATCGAGTCATCAATGAACGACGTATTCTTCGACGCTCGCTCAGCCTCCTCCAACTGCTCCACATACAAGCCGACACTGTTCGACATACGTGACAGCAGCTCCACGTCGCGCACATTCTTAAAGCCCAAATCCTTAATAGCCTGAGCCTTCTGCACCTTGTCGCCGATGCCCGCAAGGTTCTGCAAGATGCCCTGGAACACCTTATTCGGGTCATCACGCCACAGCTTCTGGAACTCAGCATCCGTCACACCGACAGCCCGCGCATACGTGTGCATGGCGTCGCCGCCCTCAGCAGCCGCCGCGTTGATCGAGTTGAAGATGCGCTGCAACGAGCCGCGCGCCCACTCCTTCGGAATAGCAAGCGACGACAACGTAGACGACAGGGCGAGAATCTGGTTCTGAGTAAAGCCCGCACTCTTGCCCTGGGCAGCGATACTCACCATCATGTTGGCAATCTCAGGCTCCGTCGCAACAGACTTCGCACCAAGGTCCGCAACCTGGTTCGCGAGAATCTTGTAGCCGTCCCCCGCGCCCTTGGAGGACTCCTGCAAGCCGCCCATCATCTGGCCGAAACGACCAAATGCTGTCGTTGCAGCCTCGACATCCATCTCCGTAACCGTCGAGAACTCAGCGACAGCCGTCGTGAAGTCCTTCAGGTCCTTCGTTGGAATGTTCATCTGCGCGCCCAGCGTGCCGATCTTCGCAAGATCAGCAAATGGGGTCACAACCTTCTGCGTAGACAAATCCGTGTATGCCTTACGCAACTCATTCAAATCATTAGTCGTACCCTGGGCCGTGCGCTTCACGTCAGCGAACGCACGCTCCTGAGCAATACCAGCCTGCACAGCAGCCGACACCAGCGTGCCAAGGCCAGCCGTAATAGCCCCGTAATACACCGCCGTGTCGCGAGCAGCATAACGAACGTTCTCAATAGCCTGCTCGTTCGCACGCAACTGGGCCTTCGCTGCAGATGCATTAATGCGCATTGCCTGGCGCTCGCCAGAACCCTGCTCCTTAATAATGGCACGCTGCGTACGACCAGCTTCAGCCTCACGAGCAGCAGCAATACGCGCAGACGCAGCGACAGCAGCAGCCTCACGCTTCGCCTCAGCGCTAGCAGTCACGCCAGCAAGCTTCAGCTCGGCCTGCTGCAACTGTGTCGCAGCCTGAATCTCGGCAAGACGAGCAGCCTCGGCGCCTTTCGCTTTCACTAGGTTCCGCTCGTCCCGGCCCTTCTGTCGCTGCAAAGGCAGGGCATTATCCTCACGCTTCACACTCGCCTGAGCGCGAAGCTTCTCAGCCTGAGCCTCGGTCTTACGAGCCTGCGACTGGTTCAACGCGGCCTGCGCACGCTTCGCCTTATCCTCAGCAGTAGACATAGCATTAGTCGCTGATGCGACATCACGCATCGCAGCAGCAGTATCCCTCAGCTTTTGAATGTGGTCATTCGTCAGCTTATTGCTGGCCTGCATTTCGCGCACAAAACGACGGTACGCTGATACAGCCTTATCGACACCACTAGCCAAGTCAACCTTCGTCATGCCGTCCCCGGCACGCGACACAGACGACAGGCCATCAGCAACAGACTTCAATGCTGTCGCCGTCTCACGCATGTTCTTGACCTTGGCACTATTAAGCTGCAGCGAATCAAGGACAGAACCACCACGACCAGACGGGGACTTCAATGCGGCAACAGCAGACTGCAAAGAACCAATCTGCTTTTCCAGAGCACTAATATCCCGCGCAGCCTTTTCAGCCCCCGCAGAATTGACATCAATGTCAATCTTGATCGACTCGTCACTCATGTCTTAATCCTCTACATAGAATTGTCCCTGGTACCACTTCAATGATACCAGGGACAATTCTCACTTAACGAACTCCAATGCCTCCAAAGGAGAAGGCATTGGTTCCTTTGTGCCATCAGAATACTCGACAGTATCCATCACTGTGTAGGTGCTTTCACCGGGCCTTGAATCCCGCTGCTTCTCCCGATACGTCTCAAGCTCAGCACACGAATAGCACGTCGAATGCCCAACATGGAACTCAATGGATGAATGTTCACTGCGACCATACCACAAAGGTGTTCCGCATTTGTTACACAGGCTGTCGAGGTAATACTGATAGCCTGCACACAATGCCAGATCAAGCGGCGTGTATTCGGTTTGGGGGATCGACTCATAGTCCTTGTCGTCGCCAAACCATACAGGCAATGTGCGAGCAAACATGCCATGAGCACCAATAAACAGTGTTGGTGGCTTACCTTCAGACCTCGCGGTCTTCAACAGGAGCAGCATCCACTGATTCTCCTGCTTCGACAGCTCCGTCCCCACGAAACGTAGGATCGGAGATCGCCTCCGACACAATGACACCAAGCTGCTGAGCATCATTCCACGTAGCACAGATCTGCTGCCACAGAAATTCAGGCAAGTAGCCACGAAGCTCAGCAGCATCACCATCCGTCAGACCCATCTGAGACTCACCCGTCGAATTGTCGATGACCTCGACACAGGCAGCGGCGATGATGTACTCCATCAAGCGGTCTTCACGCTCGACTTCAAGAACAGCCTTTTCATCAACGGACTTATTCTTTGTCGAAAACACAGAATCAGTCCATACACGACGCTTAAGGACCTGAATCTCCTTATTCGACAGGGCACGAAGACGAAGCGTGATCGTCTGCTTACGCAGCTCCTCAAGCTCTTCCTGCAGCTCGACACCAGGCGCAGTATCCGTAATCGAACGAGAATAAGGCGCTTCCTGCAACTGCGTGGTCTTAGCAATCTCCGTCAGCTCCACAAGACGCTCAGCGTTCTCAGTATTAAGCGGCACGTCGATGGCCTTCACAGTGGGCTTGATCGACGAGATAATCTTAGACAGTTCGAACATGTTGTCTACTCCAATCAGATATGAGAATACCCCCGCACCTCGGAGGTACGGGGGTATTCTATCAGGCCGTGATGGCCTTATTCAGTTCCATGTAGCCCTGAGGCAGGAATGGCACAGTGAACTGGATGGGCTTATCGCCGTCTCCGAGTTCGTCCTTCGGGTTGTCTGCAACAACCTTGAACACGCTGATCTCCATGCCAGCCTCGACAGGAGTACCCTGTCGAAAGCCGATACGCTGAGCAAGATAGCCCTCATTCAGGCCATCAAGCACACCACGCTTGAACAGCTGGTACGCCTTGTCGTACACGGACGTATTGCCTGCAGCCTTCTGGCCAGCGGCAATAGCCTCGCGGAAGAAGGTCAGCGACGCTTCGTAGTTCGACACCGTGGGGGTCTTGGCGTTTCCACTATCGCAAATGGAACGCGAGTCATCCGTGTCGCTGTCGGTCGCACCAAGTGTCATGCCAGCCGCAATAGCACACGAGATATCGACAGCCTTAGCCGAGGCGCCAGTGTAAGTGGTGGCCTTAAAAAGGTCACCCACGTTGGTAATACTATCTGCCGAAATCCACCAAATCGTAGTATTCGGTGAAAGCATCTTAGGCATAATCAGTCCTCCTGATCCGTCGTATTGTCAATATCAATGATATCATCCGCACCACAGCACTTAGGCTGCGTCACTGGCGTATCATCGTCAACAGGCTCATACATATCGGGCAACACCGACAGCATGTCCTTAGACTTTTCGCACACAATACCCGTGTGGATATTCCGTACTCGCATATCAACCCCCCCTATCCAGGTTCACGTAGAAACTCATATGCCGCTGATAAACAGTAGGCCGCAATGTCGAATCATGATCCGCCGTCGAACCGACAGAAGCCGCAATGTTCACCTCATTCGACCCGTCAATCAACACAGCACCAATGAGCTTTTCCTTCACAACCGACACCAGCCGGTCGAGCATTACCTTGTTCTCGGCATAAACATCCACATAAAAAGGATGCTCATACACATCCTGAGTGTGCCCTGCCATCGACAGATAGGAATTCAAGTAGCGGTTAATTTCCGCCCCACCGTGGTACACAATGTGCAAAGGCTTCTTCACATCACGAGCAAAAGAATCAAAGACCTCAACATCCCGGATGCCCCGCAGCAGATCAAGACAGGCCGTGTCGAACTCAAGCGTACGATCCCTCACTTCAACCTCCCATAAAACTCTTCACGGAAGACCTTCGTCACGCGAGGCAAGTACTTCGCAGGAGTAATACCCTTACCCGCAGACTTCTTCGCCTTGCCACGCAAACCAGAACGCAAGTACCCTGTCGTCCTATTACCCTGCGTACCATTCTCCTGCCATGAGTAGTAAGGCTTTTCACGCGCCCACTTATGCCAGCCGATCTCCACGACCTTACCGCCCTTAGACGCATCGACACTGAACGTATCACGCATGTACCCCGTATCGACACGCCGAGGATCCGTGTCGATCAGCGCCCGGCCATATTCCGTAGAAGCAGCGGCCGCAGCCTGAGCAGCCTCATTCACACGCTTCCATGCTGCGTCAATGATCTTCTTCTTCGCACGAGCGGCGACACCATACCGGTCAGACTCAACAGTGACCTTAATGCCCGCGACACGCCCATCAAAGCGGACAACCTTCTTAGTCCTGGCCATTAGTATCCCCCGTCTCAAAGTCGCACAGCAGCGTCGGCTGCCATGGCAACGTGTCGAACACAGCATTGCGGACAACCAACTTCAACCCATTCTGCCTAGGGTCAGCAGGAGACTCATTAATCACAACACGCATACCCTCTCCAAACGACACCCGCATCTCAGGATCACCCCACTGATGCTTGTTCATAATCTCATTCTTGTCGATATGAAGAAGCTGAATACGGTACGCGTGCACGCCCGTCACTTCACCAGCCCACTCACGGTTACGAGCACGCCAGTCAACGTTAGGCGTCACATTCGCCCACCCAACCCAGATAGGCAGATTCTCCTGGTTATGCAGTCCGTGCTCAGGGTCCCACTCGTGCTCGACAGAATCAGGAGTCCGATACACACTGATCTTGCTATTAGCCAACAACTCCAACGGATAATGAGCAAGAGTCACAAACAACGGATGGATATTAGGGTTGATCGACAGCGCCATTAGAAGTTCACCACCCAATCAACAGGCTCATACGATGGCATGATGACATCAAACGACAGGTTGTTCTCGTCATCTTCCTTTGCCTGCTCCCGCAAAGTCTTCGCACGCTTCACAATGGCATCAAGCAGCTTAGCGCCATCCGTCTGCTTATCATCAGTCTTCAAGACGAGAAGCTGCAATGCCTTATCCATGCCGATAGCGTCGCACGCATCAGCAGCGGCCCGCTTCACATTTCCATTGTTAACAGCAAGGAAAGCAAGAATCTCATCATCCGTAAACAAATAGCGAGGCTCATTACGAAGATCACGCAAGTCCTCCAACTTACGCAAGTCAGGAATAAGAACCCTTACCTGGCCAATAGGAGAAGTGTAGTCAATCATGATCTAAGTATAACTGAACCCCCTACAGCAAAGGCCATAGGGGGTTCAGTTAATCCGTCAGGAGTTCAGGCCCGTAGACCCGATAACGCCATCATAGCGGACCAAGCCCGCACCGGCAATCTGACGAATACGAATCTCGATGTCATCATTGTCGAACGAACCCTCATAAGGGTTAACATCCCCGCCGCCGAGCATCTGGCCAGTCTTGTTATGGATGCGAAGCTCAGGAGCCTCACGACCCATCATACCCGTCTTGGCCAAGACAGTCTTGCCATTGGCACGACCACCCTTCGGCAAGAGGACCCACGCCTTCTCACCACCAACAACCGAGATGAGGTCAGAGGAAAGCACCTCCAGACCCTTCAGCGGATTCGCCTTAATCTCCGTGCGCTTGCCAACCTGCGTACGAATCTCATTAATGAGGGTGTAGTTCTTGGCGACCTCGGCCAGAGCCGGGTTGGTCACCAGCACGAAGCCTTCAGGCACGTACGTGGAGTGGCCATCACGAATGGTCGCAAGAGCCTGATAGCGCGCGGCCACAATGGCGTCGAATGACAGAGCCGCGTTCTTCACGCCACCGACACCACCAGCACCCGTACCACCCGTGAACTCGTCCGGAACGGTCGTGAAGTCAGCCTTCGTCTTGTTGGCGTCATTAAACACGTCCGCACGAAGAGACTTCGTGACCGGATCGAAAATCTGAAGCAGAACCAGCAGGTCCTCCGTGCGAGCAGCAAGCGTCGCAGCATCCTTCGGGAAACGCGCAACCACATTCCACTCGTCGTTGATGAACGACTCGAAGGAGAACTGGATACGAGCACCATGCTTGCTGGTGGTGATAAACGCACCCTCTGCCTGGTACGACATGGTGGGGTAGGGGGTGAGTTCAGGGACATGAGGCAACGTGCCGACAGGGTGCTTGTAGCCCCCGTTGTCGATGGGCACAGTCGCGGAGTCAGGCTTCAGCGACAGCAGCGAAGCCGGACGGAAATCCGTCAACAGCTCCTTCGTCGCAATATTGCCCCATAGGGTGTTGTAGGAGTCGAAGTACTCCTGGAAGCGTACGTTCGCGGCTGTCACGAACATGGGCGCGAGCTGGTCAGAGGTGATGGCTTCCTTCAGGCGAGCCTGTGCAAGACGGTCACCTGCAAGGGCCTCAGCCAACTGAGTATTGAAGTCTTCCTGGTTCTTGAAACGCACTTTAATTGCCTCCTATCAGGCGGTCTTTGCAGGCGCAAGGACAACCTGCATCTTCTGATCGACAGAAGCGGACGACACCGGCTCCTTCAGCCAGCCAATAATGACATCCGCACCCGTCTTGACGGTCGTCACAACAGGCTTGGTGCCAGCACCCGTCGCAGCCTTCACGTACACAGGGTCACCGGCCTTGGCATCAGCAGTGACCTTGCCGGTCAGCTCGAACACACCGCCAGCGACACGCACAGAGGCGTAGCCGGGGCCGTTCAGGCCATAGGTCGGAGCAGTCAAGACCTCACCGAGAGTCTTCTCAGGCTCAGCAGTCGTGGGGCGAACCTTCGACTGAAGAATGCCAGCAATGCCGTTCGTCTTATTAATGACAACGACATCACCCGGCTCAAGATGAGCCTGCGTTGCATCGACAGGCAGAGAAAGAGTATCCGAGTACTCGAAAATCTGATTGTCCTTGACAACCGGAACCTTAATAGACATAACCGCCACAGTGATCACCAACCGATCTTCTTGAAAGTATTGACAGGCTTGTCGTCAACCGGGGTAGCAGTAGCCGCCACAGCCTCCTTCAGATAAGCACGCTCAGACTCCAAAGCGGAATCAACATCCGCACCAGCCTTCACGGCCTCACGAACACGCACGATGACAGCCTCCGGCAAACCAGACTCAGCAATCTTGCGGCCAGCCTCAAGAACCGAATCAACATCGACAGATGCCTCTTCGGTAGGCTCTTCTGCCTTGGCCTCCTGAATAGTAGCCATAGCAGCTTCGAGCTTAGAACCGAGAGCTTCAATAACAGAAGCAATCTCGCCCTTCAGCTCGTCGAACTTGGACTCGATCTCCTTGTCCATGCCCGCCTCCTTAACGTAATTGTCGTTTCGATTAGATTCTAGCAGATCGACAATAGCACCACCTGCACCCGGAGTAGTCACAAAGTCAACCGAACGCACACCAGCAATAGGCGGAACAATCCCATTCTCGCTAATAGGGTCAGCACACCAGGCATTAATGGAAACACCAATATGCTCCCACTTATCCTTGATTAGCTCATTCACACCCGAAAAGACTTTGCACACCGTATAGAGTGCGCCATCTTCTCCGACAGTAGCATCCTCCAAGAAGACACCAGCATAGTCACGAATAGAACGCTCCGGGCGCTCCCACTCCTCAGATTCTGTCGGATGGTCAATGAACATCTCAGTGCCAGCCTTGAACAAAGGAGCAGACTCAGCCAAGTTCTCAGCAGTGTAAATACCACTCGAACCCTGACCCGGCGCGATAATGCGAATCCGATACTTCCCATCACCCAGAGAACTAGCCTCCGGTGAGAAAGACTCATGCAGCTTATGCATCGGTCCCCCTATTTCTATTGTCGTTTGTTCCGTCCGACAGGGGTCCGACACCTGTCGCACGCCCGTCCTTGGTCTCGTCGTTACTCTTTGTCGATGTCGAGTCCTCATCTTCAGAAGGCAGCTCAGGCAAATCCTCCAACGGCAAAGAGCCTGCAATCTTCAACAACTGCAATACACCGGAGCGCATTTCAACCTGATGCAACGCGCCATTCTGATACGCGAGAGTTAGAGATTGAATGCGACGATGCGTCTGGTCATTATTGATCGAACCGTACTCGACATTGATCTTAATACCAAGAGCCTGCGCAACCTCATTAAGCATGTCGATATGAAGCTGACGACGAAGCTCCAACGCCTTGAAGGTCGGGTCTTCCAGAGCAGTCTCAGCGCCCTGTCGTCCACCAGCAGAGCCATCCGTCAGCAACACCGACAAGGGGATATCGAGAGCAGCCGACACCATAGCCGCAAGAGGCGTGCCAGCAGAGAAATCGACACCAGCACCGGCCTTCGTAATCGCCTGAATGTCCTGACCAGCCCCAATCGAGGCAGTGCCGCCGACACCCATGCCAGCCATACGAGCCGTCACGGCCTGCTGCTGCTTGGCATTCACGGACTTCGCCTTGAAGGCCAGACGCGACAATGACTTCTGCATCATGCGTGCAATTTCCAGATGCTCCTTATAAGCCTGAGCATAATTCAACGCACCCATCAGATCAGGCTTGCCATAATGTTCAGCACTCAACCGGTTTACCGTCGTATACACAGCAGTCAGGCGGCGATTCACCTTGTAGTTCGCGGCATTAATCGTCACGCCCGTGCGATCCCACAGCATGTACCACTGAGGGTCCCCCGTAGTCGCAGGATTAATAAGCAGTGCAACGACATCCCCGGTCACATCATCAGTGGCAACACCACCAAGACGCATCAAAGGAATAGGCATGACTGTCTTCGTCGTCTTATCGACAAGGTAGATAACACAGCCATCCGTGTTGAACGCCTGCTCATCACGGACACGGGCCTGCACACTGAAGCACGCCTTAGCGTTCTCGTCGATCACCTTACGTGCAGGCCTTGTCGCACCCTTATACACAACCGGGTCAGACCACATGTAGGCGTTGCGGACGACAAGACCACGCTTCACAATCGGATTCAGCGTGGCCAAGCGACGTGCGCGTGCGGAATGATCCCGGATAACATCAAGAGTAATAAGCGAGTCACCACCCTCGACAGCAGACAACGACACCCAGCCGATGTCCTCCTGTCGAAGGCGGGCAAGGGACTCAGAATAAGCACCCAAAGCCTCAGTAAGTTTCTGCTCGTACTTCATAAACTAAGCCTATCACGCAATAAAGTAAGACAATTCATCCTCAAACATGAAGTCTGTAAGGTCATCGGCATCCAACAAATCATCTGGTGAAAAGTATTGTCCCTCGGAGTCACCTGCCATAATTGCGCCAATGTTTTGGTATGCATAAATAACAGCATCAAGAACGTCAGGGGACTTAATGCCACGCTTACGCATATTCTCTTTCGATTCAATGAGTAGCGCTGACCCACGGTACTCATATTTGATCGACGCAATCTCGTTATGCAGCTCGTCGTCGTCAGGAAGATGCACCCTTCCATCAGCGACAGCCTTGGCAAACTGGTCGTACATGGCTGCACGGTAGTTGTACCACTTCGTGGAGTCCCCTGACTTCGCGTTACCGTGAATGCCGACGACGGAAATGGTTGGCGGAACGAAGTTGTAGATGCTGTCGAGCACTGATGCACCGACACCGATAGCGTCAATACGAATCTCGACAGCCCCCATCTCCACGGCCAGTTCGCCGACCTTGCGTGCAAGCTCAGGACCATTCAAGCCCTGATACCGGCCATGAATCCTGATATAGCCGCCCTGGTTCGACACGATCACGGAACTGTCGGAGCCGTACCGGGCCACATCGACACCAATCGTGATCGGCATGCCCTCATCCGGCTCGGAGGTGTCGTAGGCTTCCATGGACTGCATGACGCGCCCCATGTTGAACAGGCCGTCGTCAGACACGTCAGGGAACTCGCCAAGGACACGTGCGACAAAGCGGGGGTCATCCTCGCCCCATTCCTTCTTACGCGCCTCAACCCAGTCAACCTGCACAAGACGAGTCGCGACTTCGACGGGTACGACTTCGCCCGTAAAGTTAGGCGTGTCGTATGCTCCGAACTGGATGATGTTCCACGAGCGTTCCTCTGGCTTCAGGCGCATCTCCCGCTTGTAGACCTCGGCCATATAGCATGAGGGGTCGTTAGGGTTAGCAATGGCCAGGATACGTGCGTACTTGTTCGTCGTGATGGCGTCGGCTGCGGTGAAGATTTCCTTGGAGATGCCACCCGCCTCGTCCATGATGACGAGGACGTACTGGTCGTGGACACCCTGGAAGCCGGACTCGTCCTTATCGTCCGGCTTCATACCGAAAGCAATAGGGTCTTGGCGATCCCCCATCTTCCACGTCGCATCGGCGTTAACCTTGCCACCAATGCCAGCATCGGCCTTGACACGAGGAATCTCTTTCCACAGGACGTTGCGGACCTGTTTCCAGTTTGTTGCCGTCGTGACGACTGTCGTATCATCGATAGGGTGTGTGTCTACCCACCAGTTAACAAGCATTGCAGAGAGTCGGCTGTTATGTGTGGGGACTCGCCACTGGCTCGCCTGGTACAGGTGTCGTGGCGAGTCCACTTCGATACACTGTGTTGGCTCCGTGGGCACGTCCTGGATAGCGACAACACACCAATGCCCCGGCTCATTGTTGGCCTTGGGGATGCGGTCACCGATATGAAGGTCACGAGTCTCTACAACAACCGTGTCGTCCCAGCCAGTCTTGCCGTAGACAAGAAAGTCTGCTGAGCGGATGACAGCCCACTCGTGGCTAAGTGAGCATACGATGTTGGCGCCACCGTCGAAGACGACCTTGACGAGCGGAAGGTGCCAGATAGGCGACTTTGCTGTGACCTTAGTGGGATTGCCTAGCTCATCAAGAACGTACTCTCCTACCTTCACATCTCCAACAGTCGTCCAGCCTGTAGGTGTGGGGAGTTTTTGACCGAGTGTTAAGTCTTTGCCTACACCATTAGAAGTGACAACTAATGTCTTCTGATGCTCTACGACGCTACGTGAAACTTCACGCTGCTTAGACCACATGAACAAACCGTGGTCCTCAGCCCACTTAGCAGGGTTATTGCGCCACACTTCAATACGCTGAGCATCAGAAAACTTCTTAGCGACAGCACCAAAAGGTAGCATCAGTCGCCCTCCATCTCGACAGTAGCTTCAAGCAACGCCGCAGGCTTATTCACAGCCTGAGAGAACCAGTCAGCCTTGTTCGTCTCCAGGGCGCGCTTCGCCTCAGTGGACAAATGAGGATACACAAGTGCCGTGTACTCTTCGAGCACCTGGTTGGTAAACGACAGCATGACTGCTACCTGCTTCTCCTCGATCACCCGAATCTCATGTGTCACGGTCTGTCGCTTCAGGTTCGCAACCTCAGAGATTTCACGCAAGACCGCAAGAAGCCCCTGAATGTTCGCACCCCAATTGCCCTTATCATCAGCAAGACCAAACATCTCAATCTGCGAGTAGGCCATGTCAACAAGCGCATCAAGACGGTCAAGCTGCTTGATGCGCATGTTGCGAGGTGAGAGTTCCTGTCGGCTGTCGTAATACGCCTGCTCGATAATGAACAGCTCGTCCGACGTAAAGCCTGTCGCCTCAATGATCTTGTTACGATCAGCGCCACGCTTCAGCAACGACAGGGCGGCATCTCGCCGCCCTCTCACTCCTGGGTCATCACTCGTCAAAAGCGTCCGAGATTCGCTCATTGAACTCATGAATAACCCCCTCAATAGTCTTCTGGAACTTATGATCCAGGTATGCATACGTACCGACAGTGCCAACAATCAAGCCGACAAACACGCCGATAAGAAATGACATTAATCCTCCTTAGGTACTGAAGGCAGGTCTTCTACCTTCACGCCGGCCTGGATAGCAGCGACACGCACCGCGTAAGCATGTTCCTTCCACAGGAACGCTTGCGTGCGCAGCTCTGCCTCAAGATCTTCACGAGCCTCTTTAATCTCTTGAGCCTTTTCGTAGCGCTTGACACAAAGGTCAATGGTGGCTTTGACGAGAAGTGTTGCACCAGAGCACAATACTCCAACGATTGCAGTATTCAATGGTGCTCCTAGTTGTTGACGGCCGCCAAGTACTCATTGCGGGTCCTTGTGTACTTCTCTTTAGCCTTTTCCAGTTCTGTCTTTGGCAAGACACCGGGACGATACGAGTAAGGCCATACCCGCAAAGCCCTGCCCAGGAAAAGCAAGCTGATAATTACCGATAAAATAATACCATGCAGAGGCCACCTGACATGGGCCGTTGGCAGCAGCAACTCGTCAATCGAAATCAGCAGCATACCAACAACACCCAGCAGTGCCGCAGGGCCTTCAAGCCACCAACTACCTCTCCACGCGGAAGGAGCGCCAAGGATCCCCGACACCAGCATGATGACACCTGCTGCAATAACGACCCATGGCAGGCTCCCTACGCGTAAGAGGAACATGACGCCAGTAACAGAGATAAGGCAGTAGACCACTACCATAATGGCTGTTACCGAACGGGGTTCTTCCATCGTATCCAATATGTTCCTCATATCAATAGTATAAACGGCCGCCCCACATTACCTAGTAGGGCGGCCGTTTACAATCACGGATGAACGACACTGGGCACCGACGCCATCAAGCCCGTAGCACCTCTAGCGAGGGCTATATCAGCCTGTTGCTGAGTCGTAATGATGTGCGCAATCAAAGGCTTACCCGTCGCCTTGAGAGTACCCCACGTGTCGTCAGAGGCATTCCACTCCATGCCGAGCACATCAAAGAGCGACAGGTCCGCACCAGCAACCTCATTCGGGTACATCATGCACATGCTCTTGTACCCCTTCGCCTTCGCACGCCCAGCGACACCACCATTCACAAACTGCTTGATCAGCACCCGATCCTTTGCATTCGGGATGGTATCGAGATAATCGAACAACTCCTTCTCAGAGTCCATATCCCCCTGCGAACCAGTCGGCTTACTAGACGTAACCTTATGGTCAATAGCCAGCACAATGTCACTACCGACCTGGTTGACAACATCAGACAGGCGCATGAAGCCTCCAGATGCCTGCTGCAAGCCCGAGAGCACAGACCAGGGGGTGTTCCAGATCTGATAGTCCGTGCCCGGCACCGTACGTGTGGTTATCCAATCATGGATCAGCACGAACTCGCCGGTCGCGCACCGGCGCACCGACAGCTCCAAGGCCTTAAATCCGGCCTTCAATGACTCTGTGAGGCCCCTTTGAGTGAACTCCGGGTACTCGGTACCGCCGAGCCTGTGAGCCACGTAGAACGGCTTAGAAGCCAGGAAACGGTCAACGACAGGGCCAGCCTCCGGCTTCGACACCGCAGACTTACGGGTGCCAGCCACCCACTTATCGCCTCCTCGGTCTCGAACCCAGAGAGTCCCACGCACGTCCTTGCTTGCCGTGCGGCGCATCCACAGATCAGGCACCGGGGATCACCACCTGGACGCCAAGACCATTCGTTGCTTGCGCATTCGGGTACGTGAACACGGCATCCGTGTCGCCCTTACCCTGTGCGACAGCCACAGTCTGGAAGTTAGAACCCTCCTGAGCCGCGAAGTCCACAAGCTCCCAGCCTTCACTTAGTGTGATCTGGCTACGAGTCTCATCAGACGCCGTGCGCTCGAACGCGTACGCGAACTTGAGGCCAGTTGCCCCGTCAACCTTCAGGGCCGTCACGGTCGTGGTCTCCGTCGGCTCCTTTGTCCGGTCCTTCGTGCTACCTGCCGTAGGCGTGCCCGCGCCGCGCACCGACACAGCCGCGTAGCCTGCCTCGACAGCCTTGGCGGTCTTCAAGGTGATGGACTCAGACCACGGGCCGTAGGCAATCGTAGACTGCTGTGTGCCGATCCAGTAGGGTTCGACAAGCACCGTCCAACCAGCAGGCCAGGTGAACACCTGATCGGACTGGGCCTTCACGTTGACGCCGACGATCACCGTGTCCCCGGCCTTGCCATCGACAGTAATGGTTCCCGTGTCGCCAGTGTACTGGCCGCCCACGTGAGCAATCAGCGTCGGTGTGGACGCGGCACCATTGTTGTCAATAAGGAAATAGTAGGAACCATCAGGCAGTGCCTCAGCTTCCGCCTTGGAGGCTACGACATGGATCTCAGGGCGCGTCACGTTGACGTTAACGACGGGTGGTCCCACAGGCGCGGGCACAACAGGCGTGTTACCCACCAAGGCGCTCAGCGACACCTCCTGATCGGCCGCAAGTGCCGCTTCCTTCTCCACGATGACGCCGGCAGGGCCAGTGATGCGTACGTCGTACGTGCCGGGTTCGAGATCGATCGACACCGGCTGCATCGTGTTCTGCACAACGTAGCCACCGACAAGGAGATCAGACACGGGGTTGTTCGAGCCGACAGGGTTGGGCTTGGGCGTCACGTAGACACTGATCATCACATGATCGCCAGCAGGAGTCTTGACACTCCCAATAATACGAGGCATTGTTCATCCCTTTAACTAGTTATGGATAGCGGTGTGGCCCTGCCACACGATGCGACAGGGCCACGATGCAATCAGTTGGTGTCACTGTCAGGCACGCCATAGGCCGGTGCCACATAGGTGCCGCCCGTATGAACAACAGCAATGATCAGGCCGACAACAGAGAGAACCTGCTGTGCCACGCCAGTCCACTGCTCCCAGTTCTCAGCGCTCCACCCGCCATAGGCGACACCAACCATGCCGATGGCAGCAACCAGACCATAGAGAGCCTTACGACGCTCAGGGGTGAGCACCGTCCACTTCGTACGGTCAGTGGTCAGAACTTCATTCTTCATCTTCAAAAACCTCCTTGACATCTATTATACAAAACGTGGGCATGCAAAAAGCCCTGGACACTTGAGTAGCATCCAGGGCTTTTTTGTTTAGTTGTCAACTCAGTCCTGCTTGACAAGCCTCACAACACCGTCAGCATCCTGCTCAACCGTCATCCGACCATGGATAAGCTTGCCATCCTCACCAAAGATCGAGCATCCACCATCAAGACGGGTCTGACACAAGCCGACAGCCATAGCACCCGTATCAGTCAGGAAGTAGTCATTACCCTCATACGACAGCCAGCCAGTACGCATAGCACCATTAGCTTCCAGGTAATACCACTTACCCTTAAGCTGCACCCAGCCGGTCTGCATCTCACCCTTCGAGTTCAGGTAGAACCAGTGTTCGCCATCCTTCACCCAGCCGGTCTCCATAGCACCATAGCGCCCATCATGAACCTGGTGCAGGTAGTACCAGTCACCGTCGATGAACTGCCAGCCAACCTGAATCCAGCCCTTCTCATTGGCGTAGTACCACGAACTGTTGACATGGAACCAGCCAGTCTCGAAGTTGCCACCGGGCAGCCGATACCACCAGCCACCATCCTGCGACACCCAGCCCTCCTTGTTCAACAGCTCAAGGTCAAGGTCGTCGTAGTACTGCTGAGCCTTCTCAATGTAGTCATTCGCATACGTATCACGCAAAGAAGCCGGGCAAGCAGTCGAGTAGAAGTCACTATGGGGGAAGACGTTCACTCGCCACTGCGGACGGCCCAAGCCGTAACCTCGACACAAGGCAGCAGTGAGGTGCGCACCAGCATCCAGCGTCTCCTCACTAATGTCCCACCCGCCATCAGCACCAGTGGAGTTCGCGTGCTCAATACCAATCGACTTCTTGTTCACGCCCGGGCAATGCCACGCCGTGTCGGAGTCATGGACATACTGGCAAATATTGCCATCAATGTCCACATCATAATGCGCACTCGTGCCATTCGAGCTGAATGCACCATACACGCCACTAAAGCTCATCGCCTTGCCAGCATTATGGTGGACAACAACACGATCAAGAGCGTTACCACCACGCCCCTCATCAAAGTTGTCAATCCACATATTCGTGTCGGCAACAAGGTCCTGCCAATTCATCTCTTCAACTCCCAATGTCCGAAGTCACTCAGTTCTGCTTCAATCATATCAGCAAAGAACTTCTCCCCCACCTCGGTCACATATGTCTGCCAACGATAACTAGGCCGCTTACCACCCCGAGTAATAGCTCGACGCACACCAAGCAGACCCTCAGCCTTCTGTGTTGGCACATTAATACCTCCACGGCGCTTCAGATAACCCTCACGAGCCAGCAGCCTAATGACCTTAAAAGCCCCAATACTACCAATGCCCCTAGCAAACTCAAGCAGACTCGGTTCCATCATGCACCATCCACATCAGTAAAGAAAGCAGCAAACGGATCATCACCCGGATCAGCGAACATGACATCAACAGGCGCAGGCTCAGTATCGACAGGCCGCAGAACATCCTTCGGACGCCGCATCGCCTTCAAAATAAGCGTCCAGTCGATAGGCAGGTAATCATTCAACAGGATCATGTCCTTGATATTCAGACTGCCACGGACCAGCTTATTGTAGAAATACCGATCCGAGTGTCCCCCAACCTTGCGCCCATCCTTGAACGCCGACAGGCCCGCGTCAATGAATTGCGCAAGCACAAGCGCTCGAAAATCATCAAGACGAGCCTCGACATCAGCCGGGTAATCCATCTTCTTTCGCGATGCACGTGCATTCGCCATTCGCGCACGCGCAGCTTCCAGCTTCACAGGGTTCTCAATCTTACTCACTTGCCAGCCTCCTTCTTGATCAAGTCAGGGCGGAACCCCGACCAATGTCTCACGATAGCCCCCTTGCCATCCTTCACAACAACGACAGGGGCCTGACTGTACCCGAGGCTCTGAATGAACGACAGAGCCTCGGGGTCCTCAGACACGTCCACACTCTCGTGCGGGGCACCCAGTCCATTCAGCTTGCGGTACGTAGCCACACACTGAGGGCAACGAGGCTTAGAGTAAACAGTAATGCTCAATTTCTTCTCACTTTCCAGTCGAACCAAAGCCGCCCTTACCACGCCTCCTCGTGGACAAGACAGGCTCATCGTACAATTCAGACAGGTTTTCTAGTCGCAGGACCACGATCTGCGCAATGCGCTCGTGCTCTTCGAGAACAACAGGGCTGTCGGTCAGGTTATGCAGTGGCACAAGAACCTCACCCTCATACCCGGAGTCGATCACACCGACACCATTGGCGAGAATTAGGCCCTTCTTGTGCAGCGACGAGCGGGCAAAGACAAGGCCGACAGCATCCCGGGGGATGTCGAACATCTGCGGCGTGTAGCCTGTCTTCACCATGATGGTCTCATGAGGGTAAATGATGTACGGGATCGGCACCTCCAAGTCCGCCCCCGCGTCGCCGTCATGCTGCCTGTAAGGTCGCATTTCTTTCTCCTTCCTCTTTGTTGGTAATAATGTGGGGGCCTGTCTTATGTTCGACAGGCCCCCCACTGTGCATGTTGTAAGCCCGTACCTGGAAGGACGAACCCTCCTAGTACGTGTTCCTGAGATCAGAGGCGCGCTGTCTCAGGCCGTCTTATCAACCAGCGCCCACGAGAGGTCTTCCTCACTGCTCAGGCCCCTTGCGCTCCAGAGGATAGCGCCGAGGGTTAGTTTCATTCTCCCCTAGCCCATGCAGTCGCGCCTCCAGCTCCTTGAACTCTGCGTCGTGCAGCCAGTAAGCGAACATCGGTGAACTGGAACTCTGGATGGTCGAGGAGACCTGTGTACATGCACAGCTCACAGGACCATGTATGTGTTGTCGTTGTAGTCAGTCAGTCGCAGTTTCATGTTGTTTCTCCTTTCATGTTGTTTCTCCATTCATTGTGGTGGTCCCCTTGATGAGAGTCGAACTCATACTCCTTACTGGAACCCGGGTTTGAGCCGAGCGCGTCTTCCTGTTCCGCCACAAGGGGTGGTGCCCCTCTCAACATTCACCGTCCCTTGCTTGCAAGGAGTTGAGGGGGGCTATTCAGTTATGTTTTCAGCATAGCACTGGTACAAACACTACGCTTCGTGACCTGGCTCAATCAACACATTGACGTGATCCTGTTCCAGGATCAAGGCAAGAAGCACGTCAGCATCATGCCGGATACCTTCAGACTCAAAGCGGTTAACCGTCACCCAATGCTGGTCAGTCACCTTCAGATAAGCCCCGTGCTTCTCAGTGACAACGACACTGCCCTTGGTCGTAATGTCATTGAAGTCCTTACAACTCAAGATAGTTGCAACTTCTCGCTTACCGACACCCTCCACATACAGAATCTTCACCTTATCAAGGCCTATTGTGTGAAGCTTCTTGTAGCCATCTCGCACCTCATCAAAGGTGTCAATGTATTCCCGGTTATTCATTAGTCTCCTCCTTTCAGTTTAGAGTACTTCCAACTCATTGCGGTCACCATTACCAACGACACGCATTGCTTCCCAGCCGCCGACACAGATGACAGTGCCTGGCTCGATGTCGAGTGAGTCCATCACGACTCGTCGGCACTCAAACTGCGTGCTGGTAAGGTCGTGTGTGGCGGTGATGATATTGGCTTCCCCAAGAGTTTTGACGAATGCCTTGATGAGCGGTTCAAGTTCAGTTGTTGTCATTGTCTGTAGGGGTGTCCAAAAGGTCAAACAGGCAGGTTGGTGGTGTCACCCCGCAAGCCACTGCTCAGGCCCCTTTGAGGCATCGACAGATGCGAAGATGTGGTTCCTGAGGCGTACGACAGTGCCGGGGACCGTGTTGTGGGTGCCTGGGACGGCATGACGAAGGTTCATGTTTTCTCCTTTCGTTGTTGATACTCATATCTTAGCAGCCAATCATTGAGTATGCAACGTGACTTGACCCACAACCTAGAAAGGCGAATTAGCCCCATAGAAAGGTGGGTATGACACCCCCCCTCCCCCTTTCCCCGTGTAGCGTTTGATTTTCTGTTTGTTGAGTTGAGGGGTCTCCTAGTCCCCTCCTGTGTTCCTCTACCACATTCCCCTCGATTTGTCAAATTTTGCGCCCCGGGTCAAATGTGTAAAGACAATCCTGTCACTCTGTCAACGTCATACCCCTCCAACTCACGTGACTTGCATCATATGACCCCAGTCACAAATCAACCCTGTGTGATTCACATCACGTGATGCATTTCATAGTGCGTGACTCACATCACATGATCTGCATCACATTTTTCATGCTGTGTGTCCTCCCTCACGTACACCTGTGTGACTCACGTCATGTGATCTCCCTCACCTGCGTGACCTACCCCATATGATCTGTGTCACCATCGTGACTCCCCCCACATGATCTAAGTCACAAAGGTGACCCAGGTCACCAAATAAAGGGTTACTAGGAAATTATACCGAGGTTAATTTGTGACCTCAGCGTTATCTTTTGGACTGCTGCGTGACTTACAACATAGGACCATAGTCCTGCATTGTGACTTGCGTCATGTGATCGCGGTCACACTCCGTGACCTGCGCCATATGACAGACACCACATTCACAGACCCCCACTTTTGCGATGTCTCTTTTCCTGCGTGACCCATCCCACACAGTACAAGTAAAGTTGTGTTTACCTTTGCATCAACTTGCACGAACTGACATGTACTATTCGTCAGAGTGTCAGGAGAAAAATCCTCGCGAAAACCCCCTTTTTCGCTGATTATTTCTAGATTTTTTTATTGAAATACAATCAGCAAATTATTACCTACAGAGAATAGTTATAAAACATAGTCATAATAACCATTTTCTATATACAAGAAGTTCTACAATAGTAAATATTATTAATACTATAGATAATATTATTACTAATAAAAAAAGTTATAAGATCCGCGGAAAGAAATCATAGAAAAGTAGTGGGTGGTCAGTTTTCGACCATCGCAAAAAACGCTCTAAAACGACCTCTCACGCCTTTTCAGACCCCTACCTAGGCCATGACACTACCCCCACCCTAAAACTCGCTCAGATCGCCTTCTAGACCCCTTAAACGACCTCTCACACTCACACCCCTCCCCCACAACCCGAAATCCGCCACGCTGTGCACACGCGATACCACCACAAAAACCAAACGTCAAATGCGTCCGTATCTTGAGATGTCAATCAAAAACGTCAATCAAAAACGTCACGTGACTCGCACACAAGCCCCCGGGGGGTGTCGAAGAATACTTAATCCCCTTTTGGCTTGTCGTTGAACTAAAAGAATGATAAAATACCAGGGTCACCGCCCTCAGTATGTGTAGGGAACACACGCGCACACACACACACAAGGCCAGGGGGGTGTCGAAGTAACAAGCGGCTAACCCCACGCAAGCACGGGGGTGTCGAAGATGAAGCGAAGCAAGCCCCCTCGCACCGGGCCTACCACTAACACGCGCGTAAGCTAAGGCCCGGGTGTCACCTACTCATAGTCCCGCCCCTGTCGAAGATGCCTAACGAGGCTCCGACTTAAGCCACTGAGCCGAGTTAGGCGCACACACACACCCCTGCCCACATGAGCGACCCTCCCCTGCACACATGCCTATAGCCTGTGTCGATAGCGAGGCGGCCCCTGTCGAAGGCGTTAGCAAGCCACGGCCCGCATACGAAGGCCCTGTGTGCCTGTCGCAGCACAGCCGCGCCTGTCGCAGCACATACCCACGTAAGAGCGCATCAGCAGGGGGCAGGGCTGTGTCGAAGGCGCTAAGGCTCCCCATATCAGCGCCTGTGTCGCACACCCCGGCTCGAAGTCCCTGTGTGCCGTAGTAAGGCTCTGTGCCCTGTCGAAGGCCTATACGCCTGTGCTGTAGCGAGGTAGCCCGTGTCGTTCAACCACACCCCACGTGATGTGATGCAAGCCACGCAGACTTGAGTTGACACTCTGACAGACGCTGCGCTAAGCTTAAGTCATCGGCAAGGGAAACAGCCTCAAAGGCGACCGCTGTGAGGCGGGCAAGCCCTTTGATCCGAACGATCTTGACTGTAAACTAAATGACGTGGAGGGCGTGGCTTGCACCACGTGGCGGGGTTGGCACCCCTGTCGAACGCTTCCACAGGCTAGGGCTTAGACGCACTGAGTAGCCGCTCACCGCGCTAGGCACCTGCGAGCCGCGCCCCTGTGAGGGGGCAGGTGAAGGCAGGTTCGATTCCTGCCCGGCTCACGATGTGACACACATCATGAAGCTTCCAGTTGACAGAGTGACAACACCCCGTGTAAGCTGAAGGCACAACAAACCAAACGAGACCGAAAGGCCCAACCATGACACACCTGGTCAACCTCACCGACGAGTACACTCACGTCCCCACCCTCACCCGCATCGCAGGCGACTACGACCGCTACAAGGAATGGTTCGCCCTCGTACCCGGCTTCAACGCCTACGACGCAGCCAAGTGGGCACAGCGCGTTTGCCGAGGCCTCCACGGTGACCGACAGGCACTGAGCCAGCTCGACGCAGCAGGATTCACCCTCACCGTCAACTGACCACCAACCAACGCCCGGCCCTGATCACAGCCGGGCACCTCAAGGAACACAACGATGAACATCACCGCCCTCGCAGCCACCGCCCTACTCGCCACAGCACCCGTCAGCGTCGGCGCCACTGAAACCAACAACGACGGACTCACAGTAGAGTACGTGCCCCTCGACCAGGTGCCCGATTGGTATACGACCAAGCCCTACATGCACACCGGGGTGTGCATGATTACCGAGTACGACATCACCTGTGCCACCGACACACAGTGGAAACGCGTCACCTTCCACGACAGGTACACGCAGGCACTGTACAAGTTCATCCAACACCCTCGAAAGGAGTCGACAATGCTGACCACCATCACCGACGTGTACGACGAAATCAAGGCCGCCCTTGGCGAGGACGCCGACAACTTCAACATTGAAGGCATCGCGGGCGACGCCTACACTTTCAACCCCGCAACGGGGGCTTTCGAACCCTCCCCCGAGGTCCCGTTCTGGGCTGCTGTCGAAGCCAACGCGAACACACAAGGAAACTAACACGCGAAACACGACAGGGGCACACATCACCCAATGACACTAGTCAGCCACGACCAGAACTAGCTCCAACAGAGCATCAATGGCGACAAAGCCGGGTTCAATCCCCGGGCGGGCAGCGAAGCACCCTCAACAGGTGAGGGCGCTCAACCCAATACCGAAAGGTAAAATCATGTCGAAGACCTACAAGACCGATCCCTGGGACGTGAAGGAAGCGCGTGGTGTCGCGTGGCACCCCCGTGAGTTCCGCAGGGACCTGAGCAAGCGTATTCGCGCGAGGGAGCGCCGGGAGATGGCACGGATTACCCACGACCTTGAAGCTTGGGAGTCCTACTACCCGACCGGGGCAACACTGCGTGAGTTCGAGACCGCTACGAACAAGGATGGGTGGCAGTACTGATGGCAACCATCAAGGCAACGCTTCAGAACCTGAAGAATAACGGCCCCGGCTACTACCCCTGCCTTGTCGGTGGAAAGCTTCACATCAACCGGGATGAGAACTTGTACATGCTCGTGCGCAATGACACCCACGAGACCCTGTGCCAGTGGAATAAGCACACGGGCGTCGTGTGGGTTCTCGGGGAACTCGCTTGGCATGAGAAGAGCGTCATTAACCAGATCATTGAGGTATGGCGGCCCTGGTACAGGGTTGACTGGGAGGCCTGGAAGGTCACTCACCGCCGGGCATACAAGACCCTACTCCCCTTGAAGGGTCTGTGAGACGACATGACGATACGGGACGCACTACAAAGTGCCTATCCAGTTCATGGGGGCGTGAGTACACCCTGAGAAGGGTATCCCGGCCCTGACGGTAGGTAAATGCGGGTTCGACTCCCACGCCGGGAACGACAATCAGTGTCAACAGAAAGGAAGACTGATGCCTACTACAGTCCTATTCGACAGCGCCACACCTCATGAGCGGATCGTTGGTTGTCAGGGGGTGAGCCTGTGATGGATGACTACCTGAAGACAATCTTCAAAGCCCAGTCCCTCATCAAGCAGCTTCTGAACGACCCCACATTCGGCAAGTTCACACTCGGGGACATTACGATTAGCAAGCCAGAAGACCTGAACAAAAACTTCCGGTTAGGTACCCTCATTACGGTCGGTGTTTCGGAGTGGTTCCTCACCACTAATTCATACGATAAAATCTGGCAGAACTATTCACAGGGTGTCGTCTTAGACAGTGAAGGCATGTACATCCTTATACTGAAGTCCCTTGAGGGAGATTGTGGCGTAGAGCTTCTACACAAAGGAGCGTGACATGGCATCTCTGGATGGTTACAACCGCAAGCTTGACGATCTTCGAGAGACTGTCCAGTTTCTTAAGGATGCCGACAAGGTGAGACTCAAGAGACCTCAAGGGACTTTCATCCCAATCCGAAAACCATCAGACCTGCTTCTGACGCTGGGGACTGTCATAGCCAGTTACTCCTCGGTAAGGGTGTTCATGCTCCGTGAGGATGGGCTTTGGTACGCCGACTGTGTTCACAGCCGTAATGGTGGCGTCTACACATGCGATGAGCTGTTCACATACCTGAAAGGCTCCACGCAGCCCTTTGAGATTATCTACGAATAATCTCATCCCTGTCCTCGTTTGGGAGGCTTGCTAGGTTCGATTCCTAGGCAGGGAGCGACAGAAACAAAACCGAGACCGAAAGGTAAAAATCATGCTGTCACGCAAATGCGCAGAATGGATCATTGGACCCGAACTGACACCCGAACTCGCAGCCACCATTGTGGATGGCGAGCTGCAAGGTAGCGACATCTGGGATGACGTGTGCACGTTCGCAGGTGGCTGGTGCAATGACACCAATGTTTTCCTTACGTGGGACGCTATGGGTCGTCCCGACGAAAGCGAGTACTTGGAACCCGAGTACGATATGGAACGGGACCCTGAGCGTCGCCGTGCCATTGTCGCTAACGCCCGCATCTCAGCTATGGGACAGCGCGTTGCAGACGATTTGATCAGCGTCGTGGAAGAGATCCTGGTTCGTGATGGCTGGACCATTCGCCCCGCGTCTGAGGTGGAAGCTGGAACTGTCGGTCGGGTTAAGGGTGGGTGCGAAGCCCTCGGCTTCACAGGTGAAGGCTACCTGTTCGCGCCTCACAAGGATTCGTCTTCCTCGGTATACTGAAAGGTTGGTGGCTGACATGTGGGATGAACTGATTGAAGAAATCAGCAAGCAAGCTGACTACCGTTCGTATCTAGACAAGCTGCAACTCTCTGTTGCCGGGTATGTCAAGGATGATGTGGGCTGGGACCTGACAGTTATTAACCCGTGGTTCACTGAACGAGGGTACGAGTTCGTCGGCTACTTGGACATGTTCAGTGAAAACGAGCCATCTGGCATCTTCGTTGCTGTCGAAGCTCTCGTATGGCGGTGCAATACCAACCTAGCTGACAACCAACTGTACTGGTATTTCGAGGCAGCTGATGTCGAGGGCGTAAGCCTTGATGACATGTGTTTCGTGCATGGCTGGGCACACCAGTTCATCTGGAATTCAGATGATAAGAAATGTTACATCGTGAACATTGCGGAATGAAAGGAACAATGGTGTACGGAAAGATTGACCCTGAACTGCTTGTCGATTGGGAGCTGCGAAAGTCGTATACCTCTGAAGAGCTTGGGATTGAACCGGACTTGTGGGATTACGTCAAGAAAGATGGTTCCCTTGTGACTCTCGAAAGCCTTGAGGATGCTTGCGTGCATGTGTTCGACAAAGCGAATAAGCCTAGTCTCATCTTTGGGAAGGTCTACACTGCGAGTCAGGTTGCACGCGAAGTCGCGTGGGACGATTGGAACGACTATGTGAAAGACACACTGTCTGCTATGTGTGTCGAAGGCATTATCCGTCGGATTAACTGAAAGGAAACCAACAATGAACACTGAAGCACTCGTTGCAAAGATTGTCAAGCTCAATGCTGAGATCACTGAGCTGACAGAGGTCCGTGACGACTTGAAGCGGGAACTGTGCGCAGCCTTCCAACCCGGTGACAAGATCACAGTAGGCGACACGTCCGTGTCGTTCATGGTGCGACGCACAGTTAACCCGGCGGCGGTTGAGAAGATGGCAGCTTTCAAGAAGTTGCCCAAGGCAGTGCGTGAGGCTTGCTACGACAAGCCGAAGTTGAACACGCGTAAGCTTGCAAGTCTGGGTCTGATTGACCTGGAACCCGCCACCAATGTGTCGGAGGTCTACGCGACGTTCCGATGAAATGGAAGACATACGGCACGGGTAGTGGCTACACTATTGAACAGGTGGAAGCCACTGCCCGTGCCCTGGAAGACAGTGAGCTTGTCGAGTATTCAACTCAGTGGCTTGAATCTGTTCGACAGATGAGAGCGGCTGAAACCATTTACAAAACCCTGGGAACAGGGGCAGAAATTGAATTGCCTAACGGCATAAGTATCTATATTGAGGAAGAGAAGGTGCAATGCTAAAGGATTGGGTGGAAGGATCTACTGTTAAGCTGGAAGAGTTTAAGGAAGACATCTTCTACGAGCTTTACCATGATGGCGAGTTCAAACCTGACACTGACTGGGAGACCCTGCATGATGTCTGGATTCGCTGCCTCGGCTTCACTCAGTGGTGGAATGAGGCTCTTCCTTCCGTCGGTTACGAAGAGTGGGGTGGACAGAATGGCCGATTCTTGTGGGTGAAGGATTGGGCAACACTCGTTGTCATCCCCGGCGTGCACGAACTACCAACGTTCGACATCAAGGCAACACTCAATGAGGATAGCCTTGAAGAAATTGAATACGCAGAAGGTGTCGTTAAGGATCGCATCTTCTATGCAGAAAGTATTGCAACAGAAAGGAACTGATATGTCTCTGAATGAAATCACTACAAAGTACCAGCAAGTTTGTGTCAAGGCTGTCGAAGCTGCTATCCGACAGGCGACTGCAAGGCATGACATTAACGAGCTTGTTGACCAGGGATTCTACGTAGCAACCTACCTGTATGGTGGAACTGACCTGACCATTTGTGCTGAGGTTGGGCGTGACGGGTATTGGGGTGTTGAACGCCCTGAGACGGATGTGTCGTCCATCAATGAGGATCTACAGTTTGCCTTGGATAAGCTCGGACTAGATGTCATCCTTAATGCCATGCTCACACAGGATATGGAATCCACTGAACAGGTTGTTTTCTGGGAGCTAGGCTAATGAAGGAGAGCACTACAATGCAGACTGATTACTCGGGGGTTTGTTAAATGACATTCACACCCCGTTCCTACCAGTCCCGAGTATTGGAAGGGCTAGCAAACTCTAAGACGCCTTTCACGGGACTGGTAGGCGCGGGCCTCGGGACAGGCAAGACAGCTGTGTCGGTGTGGAACACCGTGAATGCATTCGGGGATAAGATTAATGAACAGCTTATCCTCGTGGTTGCCCCTGTCCGCACTGAGTCAGGATGGCGCAAGCACTGGAAAATGCTCGCGGGCCTTGATATGGTCACCTTGTCGGGGAAGAAAACCAAAGCCGCTCTGCAAGTATGGGACAACCTGGAAGCTCGCAAACCCGGTGTCTACTTTATTACCTGGGAGCTAATGCGCTCACGCAATAAGGAAAAGCGCTGGGACGGCAAGGCTAAGAAGATGGTCTACAAAGCCATGAGCAAGCCATTCTACGGTGCCCCGTTCGGCATGCTCATTGCCGACGAATGGCACCGCGCGTGCAACCATTCTTCCCTGAACTTCGCTGTCGCACGAAACATTCAAGCCAAATACCGGCTCGCCTTGAGTGCGACACCAGCAGGGAATAAGCCCTGCAACATCTGGGCAGCTCTCAAGTTCCTATGGCCTAACCACTATGGCGGCTACTGGGACTTCTGTGCCAAGTTTTTCACGGAAGAGTTCAATGCCTTTAGCTCTTTCGGGAAGACCTACACAAGCGAGAAGCATCCTGGCATGGTGCGCCGTGGTGCACCCTCGTACCATGAGGTCAGCCAAGCCGAGGCTAATCCGGAGCTACCCGGCGTGATTGTTCACCGTGTCGAAGTGGAACTATCACGCACGCAACGCAAGCTGTATAACGACCTGGAAAAAGATGCGCTCACGTACTTGAATGACAAGCCACTGGCCTTGTCTATTCCCATGGAGCTTGACCTGAGGCTTCGACAGATGACACTAGGAGTGCCATCATTCAACGAGGACGGGGCTGTTGATTACAAGGAAGACTGCAAGTCCTCAAAGCTAGACGCAATGATGGACATCATCAGCGACCTTCCTGAAGATGAACCTGTCGTTGTGTGGGTGCACTCTCAGAAGTTCATCAAGGCAGTGTTGCACCGTCTGCGCAAGGCTGGCATTTCCTGCCTTGAAGTCTCCGGTAAGTCCCGTGGTGACTTCCACGCCATGATTGACGGGACAGTCCGTGTCATTGTCGCTCAGCATGAGGCTATGAGTGAGGGTGTCAATGGACTCCAAGACGTGTGTCATACGGAAATTTGGCTGAGCCAGTCGAACAGCTTGGTCATTAACGAACAGGCGACGGGACGCCTTAATCGGCAGGGGCAAAAGACGGCTGTCAACCGTTTCCTGATTCAAGCTATCGACACGGTGGATGACCGTGTGCTTGGGCGCTTGCAGGAACGGTTCGACAGACTGAAGGCCAGCGGCCTAATCTAGGAAAGAAACAACAACAAGCGAAAGGAAACTACTATGCATGATCGTAAACAATACTCGTTTGTGGTGGCTGTCTCGTGCGCCATCATGATTATTCCCGCCCTCTGGTTCCCATCTTGGTACATGTACCTTGTGGTTGCTAGCATCCTCTGCCTTGCGGCCCTGCCTGTGCTCTGTACCCTGTTCGTCCTCGTTTGGGCGCTCACCCGCTTTATGATGAAAGGAGAAAACTGATGCAAATCATTGAAGTAAACCACAAGACGCTTGGTAACCTTCTGAAGAAGAGTGTGGAAAAGTCCTGGATGGATGACAACCTGGACGCTTGGTTCCAATTTACAGACGGGTGTGTCGTCTGCATTCATGTTATCGAAACCAACAGGGACACGTACGTTGCTGTTGATAATATTGACAAAAGTAGTCCCGTGTCTTTTCACGACGAACAAGGCATCATGGGTTACGAGGATACAGAAGGTAAGCCACAGGCGTACACAGATCGAACACTGTCGGTTTACTTTGATAAAGCACGGTACTATTATCACCGTAACTTCGGTTATGCAACAAGGCAATACATTCCAGTGGTTGAAGTTCACTATTACGAAAAGGGGGAGACGTGGGAGTAAGCATCAAGGAAATCTATAGCCCCATCCTTGGCTACGGTTGGGGGGATTTGCCGACTGACTACATCAAGCGGGAATATCTTCCTGTCGAAGATGGGATTGTCACCACACCGAGCGGGACAAAACTTGGGACAGCTTTCCTAGCAAACGGAGAGCTTCGTCTGATCAACACATCTGGCACAGTGTGTGCACAGTGGTGGACGGGTGACAACGAGATGGCTGTCGCTGATCCTTTCAATAACCGGGTCTTCACCGTGCCGACACTCACGGATTTGAAGTGCAACGCACGAGAGCTGGTGTCGAAGAATATTGACCTCGACGCCGCAAAGCCTCTTGACCTGTCACTCATGTGGGTGGATCATGACCGAAACGAGGTAGGGTTCTACAGGGATGACTTCCCTGAGAACATTTGTCCCTACTCGGCACGGCTGAGTGGAATGAGTCTGCTTGCGCTTAAGGAGGATGAAGACGGCAACATGGTCGTTCTGAAGACTTCTGCACTCGCAAGGCTCATGCGTTATATGAGTGGAAACACTCTTGCGTTCCTTGATTACAAGTGGTCACGTGTCCCGAAGATCATTGACCCTCGTCTGGGAGTCACCGACTTCGGATACAGGGTTCTCGGATGGGCAGCTACTATGTCACCGGAGCATAAGGAGATTCTTTCCAAGTGAGAGAGTACATTAAGGCAGCGCGGGATGAGGCTAAGAAGTCTCGTTGTGACCGTGCGCATGTCGGGTGCGTGATCGTTGACCGTGCGACCGGCCGGGTGGTGTCGAGTGCTTTTAACGAGACGCCACCTGGCCTTGAGCCGTGCGACACAGGGGGCCACCGCATTGTTGATGGCCACTGCGTCAACACTGTGCACGCGGAACGGGGTGCCATCCGGAAGATGGCAGAACATGGGAGTGAATACACTCTCTATGTGACTCACTATCCTTGTCGTGGGTGCGCACACCTCATCTCATCTTGTCCTGAGATCGTGGAGGTTGTCTACCTCGGGGACTACAACAACTCTAGCGAGGCAACTACTCTCCTCATGGGCCTGTCGAAGGGAGTCCACCATGTCGAAGGATAAGCTGGTTATCCAGGTTCCAGCAGGGTTCATGTTTACCTCTGTCGAACAGGACAAAATTCGTAAGACAAAGTGGGAGGTTAATACTGGCTCGGATCAGATCGTGCGCCACGCTTCGTGTGTCCCGTTGTTTGGGACACGGGAGCTGTGGAAGGTTGTTGATGAAGGCGACTTTCTGGTTTTCATTAAATCGCCTCTAGATGACCTGCATCAATTTGCGTGGAACCTATACGTCATGAAGGAAGAGCAGTACAAGGAGTGGGCTTCTCATGAGTGACATCTACGATCAGCTGATTCGGGAACTGTCGAAGCCCTCGCCGCGTGACAGCCAACGTAAGGTGGGACCGTCTGAGTTGGGAGACCTCTGTGAGCGCTGTCTTGCAGAGAAGCTGCTTGGCATCCACGAGGATGAGAACAACCACCCCCTCGCGCCGATGATCGGCACGGCCTTCCACCTCTACCTAGAGAATGTCATTGGCCTAAAGGGTTACCTCAAGGAGACTAAGGTAACTGTCGGCACCATCGATGGGTACGGAGACATCTCTGGTACCTGTGATGGCTTCGACGTGGCGACAGGGCATGTCGTTGACTACAAAGTTCTGACGAGAAAGAAGATCAAAGCCTTCTCGTCAGCAACCTTCTTCAACGAACAGCAAGAGCCAGAGTTCTACTCGGACTCTCGCACTGAACTACAGCTCAAGAAGTACTACTATCAAATGATGCTGTACGGTTTGGGCATGGAGAACACTGGTTACGAGGTGAACTACTGCTCGCTTGTCCTCTTCCCGAGGGATTGCACCATTGAGAGTGTCTTGCAAGCCAGTCATGAGCTATGCTTCAAGTACGACAGGGCAGCAGCTCTTGCCGTCCTCGAACGAGCCAACCAAATCTTCCAGTGGGCCGATGAAAATCGGGACCATATTGGAGAACTCGACAGCCATCCCGGCTGTTACTACTGCGCTTTCAAGCGGTAGAGAAGAAAGGAGAACACATGGGAAAGTTTGATAGCTTCCTGACAGGCCTCAACATTGAGGTTTCAGACCCCCGCAAGGATGTTCCTAAGCTGAAGGTTCTACTCTATGGGCCTTCAGGTACAGGGAAGACTTCGCTTGCTTCGACAGCCAGCACTGTCGAAGAGCTTAGTCCCGTCCTGTACGTTGACTTGGAGCGGGGCACTGCGCCCGCTGCTAAGTATGGCGACTTGGACAACATGCTCGTTGTGCAGCCCGCGACGTACAAGGAGTTCGCAGACCTGCTCGTCAAGATTGGTGAGGCCAAGGATAAGCCCTTCAAGACGGTTATTATCGACACGGTTGACCGACTTCAGGAACTTGTTAAACTCCACTTCTCAGCGATCAATCCGAAGGATACCTTTGCGATGTGGGCGGCGGCATACGACAAGGTACTGGACCTTGTGAACATGATCGCCTTCGATATGTCTCTGAATATCATCTGTATCACCCACGAGTCACGAGAAATTGTGGAGACGGAACGCCTCTCCCAGATCGCGCCTGACTTCGAAGGTAAGAAGAGCTTCAAGAAGCTTCCTTCCATCTTCGACCTGATTGGTCGTATGACGTGGGAGGACGTGGGAGACAATGAGGAAGAGAACCTTGTTGTCGTCCTGAACGTCAAGTCGTCGTCTAGTATCCTGACTAAGACACGCTTCGACAACATGCCACCGATGATTGGAAACCCAACCATGTCGAAGATTATGCACTGGGTTCATGAGCATTACGATACGAAGGCGAAGGATGGCGACTGAGTACCTGTCGGTCACTGACGTGATTGAAAGAACAGGCATCAACCGTACGACGATCCTGTACCGCATACGAGAAAACTCCAAAGGTTTTCCACAGCCCGATGCTATCATTCGACACGACAAGCTAGTCACCTACGGGTGGCTGCCTGAAACTATCAACAACTACATGAAGGAGAACAACAATGATTGATTTCGATGCACTGATGAGCCTGGACGTTGCCGAGTCCATGTCTTTCGAACCTCTGCCCAAGGGCCAGTACAAAGTGACCGTTGATGCCTGTGAGCTGGGAGAGTCCAAGAAGGGCAACCCCATGTACACAGTCGATTTCGTGCTCACGGAAGGTGAGCATGCGGGCCGCCAGATTCGTTACTGGCTGGTCATGACCACCAAGAATGGTCTGCACTGGGACCTCCCCAAGTTCTGCAATGCTTCTGGTAATGAGTGGCCCGCCGAGCCGACAGCTCGTACTGCCGACTACTTCTACCAGGTTGCTTCTGATCTGGCTGGCAAGACGGCGACGATCACCGTTGATGTCGAGGAGTCCGAGTACAACGGTGAGACCCGCAAGCGCAACAACATCAAGAAGGTCGAATGGGACGATGTGAAGCCGAAGAAGTCTAAGGCTTCCAAGATCGAACTCTGACCGTCAACTAACTAGGCGGGGCTACACTTCGACAAGAGGTGTAGCCCCGTCATACTATAGGAAGATAAGAAAGGAGAGGCATGAACCTCACAGAGTTTTTTCGAGCAGTCTTCCCAGACGGCGAAGGCTGGACGCCTATTATTCTCAAGGGTCCGATGGGGGGCCTCACAAACTTCCGGTGGTTTGAGCTGCCCGCACAACTCGACAAGATGGTGGCTTACACCAAGGCACATGCTGACCTTGATGTGTACTACTCGCCTTTCCTGTACACGAAGCCCCCGGCCCTGTCGAACACGCGCCACGCGGCCAAGGATAATGTCATCAAGGCGGCGTGCGTGTGGTCAGATGGGGATGACTGCCCTATTGACAAGCTGAGGATTCAGCCTTCCATCCTTGTTCAGACCAGTGAGAAGCACTGGCAGGGATACTGGTTGCTTGATGACGCCAAGGACCTGTCGAACGACATGCTGGAAGCCCTCTCACGGGCACTCTATGAGGATCACCGCAACGACGGCATGGATCGTGGCTGGCCCCTGTCGAAGAAGCTTAGGGTCCCGTTCACGCACAACTGCAAGCGAGTGGACCCGTGGGAAATCACACTCACGGTCAGCGATAAGAAGATCACTGCTGCTGAGTTCGCAGCCGAGTATCCCCCTGTCGAGCGAATGGGTATCGAGGAAGAAGACTTCCCCACTGACATCCCCACCATGTACGAAGTCCTCGGCATGGTCAACCGCTCGTACATTACAGACCTTGCGACGGATGACATGTTCATTGACGAGGAAGACCGCTCCTCGAAAATGTATCACCTCGAATGTGCACTCTGGGAGGAAGGCTGCTCGATTGTCGAAGCCTTCGCTGTCGTGCGCGGGACGGAGTTCAACAAGTTCGCTATGGACGGGAGAGGCGACGGCTACCTGTGGAAGCAGATCAACCGGGATCATGCCCGATGGAAGGCACAGCGCAACGGGCCATCTGAGAAGGAGCTGGAAGCTACTACCAAGGTCGGCTCCTCGTATCTTCTCAGTGAAGCACGGGAGCTAACCCTTCAGAATGTGAACTTCCTGCATGAGAACGAGCAGGAACCAATGGGTCTCTTTGTCGATCAGTTCGCCGTGTGGGCTGCAACGAAGTCAGCAATGGCACCCAAGCAATTCCACTATGCTGGCGCTCTCGCCATCCTCTCCTCAGTGTTTGCGAAGTACGCCTTCCTGCCCATCAACGTCCAGCGAATGCCATTGAACCTGTACTTTCTGGTACTAGGACGCACCACCCAGTCCCGCAAGTCAACATCACTGCGCCTCGCAGAAGGCATTATGCGGGACGTTGCTATCGGTGTTGGTAAGGGAACAGACTCTTACATTGCACCGGAGGATTCGACAGGCGAGGCACTGTCGGCATACCTTCGTACCAAGCCGAAGGAGTCTGGCCTGTTCGCAATCGACGAGGTGCAGGACTTTTTCGCACACGCTGCACAAAGGGGAAGCTACATGTCCTCCATGATGCCCTTCCTCACCAAGAGCTACGACGGGTATATCCCCGCTGTCGCACGTAAGGACAAGGGCGGCAAGGTCGCGTACCAGACAGCGACACCGTACTACATGACGTTCTACGGGACAGGTATCCTTGACCAGTCCGCGAAGCACCTGACGAAAGAACGAGTTGAGTCTGGCTTTACGCCGCGCTGCCTTGTTGTTGTCGATGAACGGGACCACTACATTACGTCCTCACAGGACGTGAAGCTGGTTGCTGTTAATCCTTCGACAGGCAAGATTGCCGACAAGCAGCGTGACTTCATGCTGTCGAACCTTATCAGGGCAACTACTAAGTTCGACACGCACTTCAGCGCACGCCAGGCCAGGTCTCTAGCACACGAGGAAGTCCGTATCCCTGTCGAGTTTGAGCCGGGCGTGTTTGAGCGGTGGATCGAGTTCTCTGAGGAAGCCAAAGTGATGGCTGCACAACATGTCCTAAGTAGCCGTGAGCTGTTCCCTGGCACCGAGCGTATGACGTTCTCTGTCTTGCGTATCTCTGCCCTGCTTGCCATGTACAACGGCCCTAATGCTCATGGCGGTGTCGTTGTCACGATGCGACACATGCTCAAGGCCATTGCCTTAGCACCCATCTGGATGTCGTCGAACGAGGTGTTTATTCACCACGTCAAGAACTCCAACTTCAGCAACAAGGTGGATAAGTTTATTAGCTTCATTGCTCGCTCGGATAATGGCCTTGTGCCGATCCCGAAGATTCTTCTGAAGTTCCAGTCTGAAATCAACGGAATGAAGGAGCTGAAAGAAATCATCACGTATGCTCAGGCGCGTGGTGTCGTCCAGGAAGTTATTCAAGGGAAAAAGAATAGTGATCGTTTCATCAAATACATAGGGGGCCGGGTGTGAAGATTCTGACTAACAGCGTAGACAAGCTGCCTGTGCTTGTCACAGTTCTGCTGAAGAGGGCTAGGGCTGTCTCAGGCATTCCTGCTGGCACACCTATCGAAGTCGTTGATGATCCCAAAGCCGAAGACATCAGGGTCACACTCGGCACTGTGAAGGGCTATAAGGGCGACGCATACAAGACGCTCTCGCCTAAGCAGATCGTCACCAATCCGCAATCCGTCCTGTTCCTTGCTCAGGCGCTTCAGTACGGCTACCTTGGCCCTATCGATCCTGGCCTGGAACTCGGTAAGGATTGGGTGATCTGGGAGGGCCAGGACATCTCCTTCAAGAAGGGGGGCGTCATTGCTCTCGACATCGAGTCCGCTGGTGACATCGACAACGACACGTTCGCGGCTGGTCGCATCCTATCGGTTGCCTTGTGGAATGGAAAGTTCGGTGTGGTGATCCCTGAGGAGCTTGCTGAGACTCCCGAGTCTGCTGAGCTGATTGAGCGCCTGTGTCGGGACTGCATTGTCGTCTGTCATAATGGCACGTTCGACATGCCCTACCTGTCGAAGCGGCTTGCCATCAATGTGTATCACCATGAGGACACGCTGCTGATGCACTTCGCGCTCGACAACCTAGCAGGTGAGCATGGCCTGAAGCCTCTTGCTCGTCGCTGGTTGCGTGCTGCTGACTGGGACTCCGATGCGAAGTCGTACCTGAAGCATGGTGCATACTTCGAGAACATTCCTCGTGAAAAGCTCTACAAGTACAACCTTTTCGACACGGTATACACCTACAAGCTGTACGAGTACTTCCTGCCGCTCCTGAAGAACAGTGGAAAGTACGACTATTACCGCTATCGTATGCAAGTCACGAGGGTTCTGGGCGACGTGCAGATGAACGGTGTGGCCGTGTCGCTCGATGCTCTTGACGAGCTTGAGAAGAAGTACCAGGAACAGTGCGACAAGGCGCTGGTTGTGTTGCGCCTGCTGGCAGGTGAAGACTTCAACCCTCAGTCGCCTAAGCAGATAGCTGAGTACTTTGCATCTAAGGGTGTATCGTCCCCGTCATTCGACGCAAAGCACCTGAAGAAGTTGAAGCGCGCTGGTAAGGAGTCCGAGTTCATCGACGCTCTCCTTGCTTACCGTTATGCAGCGAAGGTGATTGGAAGCTCCATTGCGAATGTGCGTCGTAAGCGTGGGGAGGATAAGCGCGTTCATCCGTATTACCTTCCTCATGGTGCAAAGACTGGTCGTCTGTCGGCTAAAGGTCCGGCGATTCAGACGATGGGACGCGACAGTGGTATCAAGCGCGCCCTTATCGCTGCGCCGGGATGCAAGATCATCTCTTGTGACTACTCTCAGGCTGAGCTTCGTACTGTCGCTGAGCTTGCGGACGATACAGCCATGATCGCTGCCTTCCAGCCGGGTGCGCCGGACTTTTTTGACGATTTGATGACAAAGATCTGGCCAGAGGAGTTCCCGACAATCGAAGCGTATGAGGATTTCAAGCACGAACAGCCAAAGAACGCAAAGAACCGACGCGCACTGGTAAAGAGTGTAGTGTACGGTTTGAACTATGGACGAGGCATAGCCGATATTGCAACAGAGCTTGAAAAGCCATTTGAGGAAGCTAAGTATGTTGTCGATCAGTACCTTGGCGCATACCCAGGCCTACGTAACTGGCAGCAGAAGGTACGACACAGTGTTGGACGGAAGGAGGAAAACTACATGCGACGGACCAAGTTTGGAATGACATACAATCCTCTCTTCGTGCCTGACGCTGACTACGCCTCGACACAGAACGAAGCTTTAGCCTTTGTTCCACAGTCCACTGCAAACGACATCTGCTTGAATGCAGCAATTAAGATCAACGAACAGGTAGGGCAATACGGTGCCAAGCTGATTGGGCTTGTCCATGACGCAACCTATGTCGAATGCCCTGAAGAAACTGTCGAAGAATGCTCACGCATGATGGAGCGAGAGATGTCTAAAGCAGCAACACTCGTCTTCAACCGCGTGCCCTTCGTGGCAGAAGCAGAGGTTGGCAATAATTGGGAGGAAGTATGATCGACATTCGCGCCTACGAGCAAGCCCCCTGTGTTGGAGTACCTGTCGAGCTTTTCTTTGACTCAGGATTCTACTACCAGGTCTTAAAGGTCTGCTGCTCCCAGTGCCCCATCAAAGAGCTATGTCTTCAAGACTGCCTTGCACTCGAAGACGTACCTGTCGATGGCAAACGTTACCGGTCGGGGATCTTTGGTGGAACGACACCGGCTGACAGAAACAGACTGTGTGAGACGAAGTATGAAATTCTGAACGATAATTGGGAGGAGAAAAATGAAAACCGTCATCGCGATTGATCCCGGTGTCAACACAGGGATTGTCGTTGCCCGTGTCGAAGAAGAGGTGGAGATTCTGCACTTCGATCAGTTCATATGTTCGACACACACGCAGACCGCGGAACTCATCAAGAGGTACCTTGACCAGTACCCTGGTGCTACTGTCGTGGCTGAGCAGTTCGATCTGCGGCCCGGCAACAAGTTTAGTGCTGACCTCACACCAGTGAAGGTGAACGCTATCCTTGACTGGCTTGTCGATGATGTACACTACCAGACTCCAGCTCAAGCCAAGGGCCTCGTGAAGGACGCTGTTCTGAAGAACCTGGGTTGGTGGCTCACCGGCAAGGATGTCGGCTACAAGGATGCGAATGATGTACGCGACGCATTCAGACATCTGGTGTACTACCTCGTACACGAGATGCGCCATAAGTGGTCACTCGACACCGGCTGGCCTAGATAAAGAAAACCCCCTGACTAGGAAAGGAGAACTAGTCAGGGGGTTTTCTCGTACCCAAACACCCACAGCATCCACACAGACAATGATGAATAACTGTCGTTGCCTAGTATAGCATACTTATCCGATCTTCGACGCCCCGATGCACAGGCCGCCCCAACCGATGTTGTTGACGGGCGAACACGAGATCTTCACCTGCACAGGAATGCTACGAGGGCCTGCGGCATAGTAAGCCATTGTCGCCATACGGAACGACATGACCCCTTCGGAGTGGTTGTATGTGTTCGTCGTGCCGACGTTGTAGAAGACGCCATCGCCGATGGCTTGGAAGACATCGACGTTCGTGTCTTTGGAGCTGTCGTTGTTGTCCAGCGTGATGCAGTTGGAGAACAGCCACAGGCCCTGCGAGGGGATCGACACATCGCGGCTGATGATGGCGCCCGCACCGTGCTGAGTGTAGCGATACCACTTCGAAAAAGCCTCATTGTCGTTGATGTACTTAATCTCGGGAGCGCCGCCCCAAATCTTCTTGATGCCTGTGTTCGTCGCAAGGTACATCTCGTTGATGTCGGAGCGGTATATGAGCACGTCGTAGGCGCCGACAGAGGCCTTGTTGATAACGGCAAGCTTGTCGCGCTGGTCGTTATTATTCTTGGCGATGAGGACACGGTTCTGTTGGAGACCTTTAATGACATCCGACACCGTGTTGAAGCCCAGATTCATGAAGGCTGGCCAGGATTGGACGATGTCGCTGTCGGAGTAGGTCCAGATTCCTTGGGGGTTGACTGGCATGTTAGTACCTCACTCCTGCAATTTGCAGGGATAGGAGTGCTGTCGAATCCCAGTTGTATACCCATTCTGGATGCACACTGGAATTACTCATGTTCACAACCACAATACCATCCTTGTAGTGCTCGTAATCAACGACAGTGTTGTAGTTGATGTGGGCGACCATCATGGCTCGGCCTTCGTCCCCTGTCGGCTCGTACGATAGGAAGCACCGCAGGTAGCGGGTGTCCTGCGCCCTAGCGCCGCGTACGCCGACACTGACATCGACGGGGTATCTGAAGCCGCTGTAGAGTTTGAGGCTCAAGGGGATTCGTAGGTATCCGGAGATGGCTAGTTGCATGAAGAGGCCGGAGTCTGCCCAGGGGATGGAGCGGTACCAGATGTCTTCGCTGATGCCGACGCCGCGTCCTCGGCCGGGTGAGCTGATGCTTACTTCGTCGTAGAAGGGTTTGGCGACGCCATTGGTGGCGCGCTCTGAGACTAGGGAGGTGACACTCTGTGCTGCGTTGTTGGCGGTTGATCGGATCAGCATGAGGTCGTTTTCGACTGATGCGAGGCGTTTGTTGATGTCGTTGCCCCATGGTTGTGATGGGGCGGGGAGGTTGTGTTTCATATCCTTAGTATACCAGTATGAGGAATGTCACGTTGCACGGTACGCGATAACCGTCTATTCTTACTCGTGTCAGAACAAATCAACAGAAAGGAACGACACTATGACCCCCAGATACCTAGGCGTCACCGGCTTCGCCGAATACGTCGGCCTCGCAGACTCCACCATCCAGGGCTACCTACGCAAAAACATGCTTCCCGAACCAGATATCTACTACATCATGCGCGGTGGTAGGCGCCCCGCATGGACAATCGACACCATCGAAGACTGGATGAATAATCGCCCCGGCTCCGGTCGCACCTACGAATCCATGAAGCGTCACCCCAGCAACAATTCTACGAAGGAGAACAACTAATGAACGACATCACCATCTTCAACCACCTCGGCAACGACATCCGAGTCACCATCAACGAACGGGGTGAACCACTCTTCGTCCTCAAAGACATCTGCGGTGCCCTCGATCTCAAAAACATCTCCGACGTAGCCAGCCGCCTGGATGAAGATGGGGTCGGTACTACCGAGGTCATCGACAATCTAGGGCGCACCCAAAAGACAAATGTCGTCACGGAGGCAGGCCTCTACGAGGTCATCTTCATGTCCCGCAAGCCTGAAGCCAAGGCGTTCCGACGCTGGGTATTCGAAGAGGTTCTCCCCTCGATCCGCAAACACTGAGAAAGGAAACCACAATGAACCAGATCATTCCCTTTACCTACGAAGGTAACAACGTTCGCACTCTTACGACAGAAGACGGTGAACTTCGGTTCGTCCTCGCAGACCTAGCAGCAGTCCTAGACATCACGAACGTGACACAGCTGCGCTCACGCCTATCCGACGATCTATGTCAGATATACCCCGTCCCTGATCGAAGGGGTCAAGTACAGCAGACATGGACCGTCAACGAGCCAGGCCTCTACGAAGTCATCATTCGCAGCGACAAGCCAGAAGCTACACAGTTCCGTCGTTGGGTCACCAGCGAAGTCC